ATCGTAGAGCTGTTGAGAGTGGTGGTCTGGAGGGAGCTCGTTTGGAGGCTGCTGGTCTGGAAGGTCGTGGCGGAGATCGTAGATCCCACGAGCGAGGAGTGATTGACGGAATTCACCGTCAGGACATTGGTCCATGTGAGGGCGCTGTTGGCGCCCGAGGTCAGCACGTAGTTCGTGGGGACGAGGGCGGGGAGAGACATGGAAGCTACCTAGTGGGGACAGAAAGTGGAGACGCAAGCGTCCCCACACCCCTCTCCCGTGGAGACGCACGCGCGTGCTTCACACACCCCTCTCCATTGGAGAGGATGTGGTATTTACCCGATCTTCTGTGGAGATGTATATCACACCAATCTTCTGTGGAGTTGATGTATATCACACCAATCCTCTGTGGAGTTGATGTGTAATCACACCATTTGACTGTGAAGCTACTCTTTCGCCGTAGAGGCTTTATAGAGACATGAGAATTGTGAATTGTCCATAGATCATATATTTCTTTATGGAGATATGTATGATCATTTGATATATTGGGAGATCGGGTAGATATAAGTCCGCTTCGCGGGAGAGGGGTGTGGGTTAAGTGTCCCCACGGGGGTATGGGGGCGCTCTGCGCCTCCATTTAGAATTTATTGAAGAATGAATGGAGGCATCTGCTTTTTGATGCAGGTGTATTGGTGTTAAAGAGACCAACTGTGCCTCCACTGAGTGGAACAAATACTACACGGCCATCAGGGAGAAGCACACCCCCCTGATACGCATTTGCGGGAATACTACTGGCTGTCGTCGTATACGCATTGGTCACGGGATTAAAGATACCAATGTAGGTCGCACTGTATGGAACAAAGAGGACACGACCATCAGGCAGAAGCACGCCACCAGAATACGCACTTGCGGGAATCGCACTGGCTGTCGTCGTATACGCATTCGTCGCAGGATTGAAGATACCAACGGATCCTCCACTGAATGGAACAAACACTACACGACCATCAGGGAGAAGAACACCTCCCGCATACGCAGATGCAGAAATCCCACTTGCGGTCGTTGTATATGTATTTGTCGCAGGGTTAAAGAGACCAATGGTGGTCGAACTGAATGGAACAAAGACTATACGACCGTCAGGGAGAAGCACGCCTCCAACATATGCATTGGCGGGAATTCCACTGGCGGCCGTCGTATATGCGTTCGTAGCGGGATTGAATAGACCTATGTAGGTTGTACTGAATGGAACAAAAACGACACGGCCATCAGGGACAAGCACGCCTCCAATATACGCAGTTGAGGGAATCCCACTGGCGGTCGTCGTATATGTATTTGTCGCAGGGTTGAAGAGGCCGATGGCCCCCCCACTACGTGGAACAAATACGACACGTCCATCAGGGACAAGCACGCCTCCCGCATACGCAGCTGTGGGAATACCACTGACTGTCGTTGTATAGGCATTTGTCGCAGGATTAAAGAGGCCGATGGTGGTCGCATTAGTAGGGGCAAATACCACACGGCCGTCAGGGACAAGCACGCCTCCAAAATACGCGCCTACAACAATGCCCGATCCCACCGTCCCATACGTCCCCCCGCTCGCCCAGAACGGCAGCGTGCCCGCAACCGGCGTCACGCGATTGACCATCTTCGTCAGAGATGTAACAATCGTAGAGTAATTGATCGTAGAAGGGAGAAGGTTCAGACCCTGTGCCAACAGATCCACAGGCGCCTGAATAGAAGACAAATAGGCGGTGCCACGGATATCGAGGGGATATGCCCCTGACGTCACACCCACTCCCAGCGTGCTGGTCGTAAGCGTGCTTACTTGAAACGCCGCGGACTGAAGGGTGCTCGGCTGGGCGCGATTGGACAGGGTGGTCGTCGTAGAGATCGTCGATCCGACCATAGAGGAATAGTTAATGGTGTTCATGGTCAGTGCGTTGGTCCATGTAAGGGCACTATTGGCACCCGAGGTTAGCACATAGTTTGTCGGAACGAGGGCAGGGAGAGACATCAGCTAAACAGAGTGGAGACATTCTGTCTCTAAAGAGTTCGCATCCTGCGGACGCTTTACCCCACACCCCAGTGGAGACGCAAGCGTCCCCACACCCCTCTCCAGTGGAGATAGCGTGTATTGCACCAATCTTCTATAGGAGTTGGCGTGTATCTCACCTGATCCTTGTGAGGATGTATCATTATTCATAGGGCATTCTCATATTTCATTTATCTCATGAAAATGATGTGAATTCACACCATCTTCATAGGATATCCCATTACCGATTATTGAAATCCTTGTGACTGCGCCCATGTCAGAAGTTGCGCCTGTTGGCTCCGTAGCGTCTCATTCTGCGTCTGGAGTTGCGCATTCTGCTCCCTCAGTTCCTGAACCGCCAGCGTCAGCATCGCCACCACCGACACATCCGACAAGCCTCGTGGCCGAATGATCTTGTTGCCGCCTTGGTCCAGCTTCCACACAAATTCTCCTTGGTCCAGGAGCGGATTTCCGCTTTGGTCGGTCTCCCACACCCACTCATACTTCTTTCCATCGACCGCCAACGGAATCGCCTTCTCCACATCCTGCGCAATAAATCCCAATCGCTCGTCTTGTGAGCCAATGAACCTATACGTAGCCGGTCGGAGCTCCATAACCGTAGACAGTGCCGCCACCCGATCCGTGAGGTAGTGGATGTTCTCTTTGAGTCGGGCGTCCGAAGAAACCGACAGAAACCCATTGGATCCCGATGTAATCACCGTGCCATTCGTGGTGAGTGGAGACACGTAGACGCTGGCTCCTACAGAGCCCAGAGTCACATTCCCTCCGCTTGGATTAAGTGCCAACGTATTAAATGTGATACCTGCGTCTACAAACGACGCCTGGACCGCACTAAACGACGACGTGATGGAACTATTGGCGGCCTGGTAGATCTGGGTGTTCTGGGTGCTCGTGTTCGTAAGGGTTGTTGTGAGAGAACTGGTAAAGGTATTGGCGCCTAAAAAGGTGTTGTTACTAGCAAGCACATTGAGGCCTGACGGACCCCTGGCGCCTCGGAGTTCCACCGCATTAATGGACGTGCCCGAATACTGTCCCCAGTTCGTCACACCATTGCTCTGGACAAGGTTGAGGGCATACGTCGTCGCCCCACTGACCACCGCGGTATCAATCGTCTCCACCGAGTATCCCTGGGACTGATTCGCTGCCCCTGCGACAATCGTATAGACTGTTCCAATCGCCGTAGACACAACAGGGGCAGATCCCGTATAACGATACAGCTGGACGAGCACTGATCCTCCCATACCCGCCATCACATCTCCATTAGCGACCACACGGACCGGATAGCCCGTTGCCGTCAGGGCCGTGCTCACGACCGTGGACAGGGTAGCCGCGGAGGCGACGACGGGAACACTGGTCAGGGCTGCAGAGGCAATGGTCTGGCTGTAGTTCATGGGGCCCACACCGTCAGGGTTCGGGCCCGTTGGGCCCTTCGTCCCTCGGAGTTCAATGACATTCATCACATTGCCCGAGTTTGCACCCCAGCTCGTAGGACCATTGCTCTGGACGAGATTCAGGACGTAGGTGTAGGCGCCGCTGGGGACGGTAGTGTCGATGGTTTCGATGGAGAATCCTTGCGCCGCACTGGCCGATTGGGAGACGATGGTCTGGATGTTTCCGATGGCCGTGCTCACGCCTCCTGCTGTGTATCGATACAGCTGAACGAGTGCCGTCGTGCCCGCTGCGGTTGTCAGATCACCGCAGGCCGCCACACGGACAGGGCTGCCTGCCGTGTTACATGTGGTGCTGACAATCGTGCTATACGGCCCTCCCAGGGAGACTGCTGGAACACTGGAAAGACTCTCAGAGCGTAGCGTTTGGGCATAGTTCATGGGGCCTAATCCTTCGGCGTTCAGTCCCGTGGGACCCACGATACCTGTGGCTCCGCGTGCGCCTCGGAGTTCAATGACGTTCATGGCGTTTCCTGTCGTGGCGCCCCAGCTGGTCGTCGTGTTGCTCTGGATGAGATTCAGGACGTAGGTATACGCTCCAGAAGGCACAGTCGTGTCGATGGTTTCGATGGAGAATCCTTGGGCCGCATTGCCCGTCTGTGCAACAATCATCTGAGGATTTCCAATGGCCGTCGAGACTCCCGCCAGTGTGTATCGGTAGAGCTGGACAAGAACCGTCGTGCCTGCCGAGGTAAGGAGATCACCACAGGCGGCGATGCGCACAGGATTGCCTCCTGTGTTAAAGGAGGTGCTGACAATGGTCGAGGCGGCCGCTGCGGAGGCGACGATGGGAACATTGGCGAGGCTCGTGGCTCTCAGGGTCTGAGCGTAGTTCATGGGGCCGACACCATCGGGGTTGGGTCCCGTGGGGCCTGTGGCAATGGCTCCCGTTGGGCCTGTTTGGCCTGTGGTTCCTAAGACGCCTATTGGGCCTGTAGGACCAGTAACGCCTGTCACACCTGTTTGTCCCGTGGTTCCCGTGGTGCCGAGGAAGCCCGCCATGCCCGTGGGACCTGTGCGACCAATCCCGTCGTTTCCATTGACCGAAGACACTGTAAGGGTGCTGAGGGTGAGTTGGTTGGTCCACACACTCTTCCCGTTACTACTGACAGTCATCACATACCCCCCTTCTATCAGACCGGTCCCCGAATACGTCGTGTTGTTTCGGAGAGTCTGAAAGTCATATTCAGGTGTGGACATGACCTGTACTATTTACCACAGAGACATTCCATCTCTTGTGGGGACACTGCGTTTCCCCACACCCCTCTCCCATGAAGGGGAGTTGTATCTATACGGGAGATGTCGTATCCTCTGAGTAAACCGTAAGAGTCCGAGCGCTCGGATCCACATATCCCGTAACTTCCTTTCCATCGGCGGACCACTTCGGTTGCCAGTAAGCTGGAATGATTGTCTGACGGTTTGCTCCCACAGATTCGCAGAACAGGCGGCGATAATAGTAGGCCTCTTTGGTGGTCGGGGGACAGTGGGGATACGTGGTGGCTGCCGTGGAGAGCTCCTCATCCGTCACCTTGTCCTCCACCCATGCCTGGATGATCTCAAACCATGAGGGGGACACTTCGAGCACTTCGTAAACCCCTTGCCCCCTCTCCCGTGGAGCGGACGTGGTGTCGTGGTCGTCTTTAGGCCCCTTGGCCCCCTCTTTAGGTGCCCGCTTCGCGTTCTGTGATATGCCATCCGAAAATGCCTCCTTCTTGCGATACAGCACCTCATCAGGCAGCAGCCCCGTGCCCGCAAACGCCTCTCGCAGCCACCACTTCTCCAGACCTCGCTCCCGCGGGTGTCGCTCCTCCCCTGGAATCACCCAATACGACTCGATGAACTCAGGGTCCAGCAGGGGAACACGACCCTCCAGACCCCATCGCGCAATACAGCGGTCCGCGCGCTTCACATCATAATGATGAATGTTCTTCACGGATTCACGGGCGCACGCGTCAATGGCCGCGCCACTCGGCGCATACCAGTTGAATAAATACGACGAGCACACCTCATCTGGCCCCTCTCCCACCAGCACCACCTTGCAGTCCGTTTTGGTCCCAATGTGCTTCGACACGAGATACTGTCCCACACTCGCCCTCACCGTCGTGGTGTCCCATGATTCGATGGTCCGAATGACATCAGGGATGGCTGCGAGAGCCTCCTCCGCCGTAAACAGGACCTCCGTGTGATCCGATCCAATGTGGTCTGCCACCTGACGGGCATACACGAGATCCGTCCCTCCCGCCATACCGCAACAGAAGGTTCGAATGCGCTTCCCGAGAAGACGCGCGCTGATCGCGGCGACCAGAGAGGAATCCACCCCGCCTGATAAGAGCCAGGCAAGGGGCTGATCGGCATTCAGGCGCCGCTTCACTGAGTTCATCACGGCGTTACGGATAGAAAGGAGATGCTCTCCGTCCGACAGCTCACATTCGTCCCAGATCGGCTTATTGGCCGAATAGGTGTGAGAGATCGCAGGACGGACGCTGTAAAACAGCGCATAGTTAAGCTTCTGTAGGCCCCAGCCTATAAGGGTTGGTGTGTAGACGTAGAGGTGGCCTGGGGGAAACTCTTGGAATTCGTGCTCAGAGTGAAGGGCACCCTTGAGCTCGGAGGTGAGGTAGAGTTCGCGAGCGTTTGACTGAGATTCCAAAGCAGATGCGGTGTTCATGAAAAGCGGGCGAACCCCCACAGGGTCACGTCCGACAATCACACGGCTCAGATTCTTGAGCGCATCCAGTTCAATCAGAATAAATGCAAACTCTCCCTTTACCTCTCGTTGGATGAACTGCTCGAAGGCTTGGACTGTATGTGCGGGGTTCTCGCTCTTTTGGATCTGGAGATAGGCCTCTGGAATGACCGCACAGTCGCTGTTACTTATACCGTTGGAAAGGCCACGGGTGCTCACGATCTCCTTGTAGTTGTAGATTTCTCCATTGCACAGGAAGATTACGGTGCGCTCGTCGGTCTCATAGACGAACGGTTGGTTCGAGCGCATGGTCGGGTCGACAATGGCGAGCCGATGGAATCCGATGACGAGGTGGGGGAGCACTTGGAACGTGGAGTGGTCAGGACCGCGATGCTTCATGCTCATGAAGTCTTCATAGAGACGCGAAAAGTCTTGCGGGTCTTGGCTATCTTGGCTGTCTTTCTTTCCGAGTCCGATGACGGAGAAAATACCACACATTCCTCCTTGGAGTCACGTGGTTACTCTTTACATCCTGGTGCGATTACGTAGTGAGCGTTCTACGAAGTGATTATTATGTGGAGAGCAAGTAGAGTGATGGCGCGGGAATTATACAGTAGATCGGCGGCCGCTGCAGCCGCCGCTGAACCGATCGCGCCTATTCTGTGCCCAAAACATGCTGACTATCGTGATGCGGATGGTCCCGCATGGCCCGATGACCCAAATATAGGCTTACAGGAAGGGGATGATAATACATTAATGATGCTGGGTGCAGAGTTGACAAAAGGACTTAAGTCTGAGGTTCTTCCCTCCAAAAAAATAGGAGGACCCCTTCAACGTGCGGTATTGGCTTATAAACTTCTCCCTCAGTCTTATAAAAATAAGCTATGGCGCAAGGCAGCAGATGATCTCATTGCAACTCGTCATGATAATCTACTCGTGCCTGATAGTGAATTCTTACCCCCTGGGATGAGGCCCATGTGGGAGGGTATGGGCTGCCAGGCGACGTGCCCAGACAATCTTGATGATAATAAATTGTGTCCATGGAAGGATGATTGTAAGGCCTTTTATGATGTTCGTCAACCACGGTGGGACAGGCAAAAAGAGACTAGTGAGATTTGTTATACGCGTTGGTTAGTAGAAGGGGAATTGCGTCGTCGGGCGGCACTTGACGTTGCCAAAGCAGAACGATATCGAATAAAAATGGAACAACAACGTATCCGTCTGGCAGCTGAAAAGGAGCTGTCTAGAACGATGTTCAACCCTGAAATTTTTGAAAATGGAGCAAATGATATCACAGCACTGATAGAACACATTACAGAGTATATTCAAACATATGGACAACACCCTGTGGCACATCCAGATTCTGCTATTATTCCATCTATGATGCAAGTATTAAGATCCAACACGCCGCTCACGGTTCTAGACTTTCAATGTCTTATTGCGGATTACTTTCATGATGGGATCCCTGGATTTCGTGTTGCGAATCTAGATAACCCAAAGATCAGTGGAATTCGGGTACATGACCTAGATATCATACGAATTGGAAAAAAATTACATCATACGTTTATGTATAGGTTTCTACAAAATATATTGACTATGATGGAAACACAAGAGAATCCTACACGATTTCGTCTTATATCAAGCGAATTAAAACGGGCATCGGATGTGAGAAAAGAATCAAAAGAAAGAAACGCATCTCTATTCACATTACCAGAGGCGAAAGAAAACCCTAATAATCCGCGAGACATGTCACATATGCACGCACTAGAAGAATGGCGCAAATCGATTGGATTACATGGTGGCAGAATAGAGGACAGTATTGGCCCACTCCTGGGTATTCCTCATATCGGTGGAGAACACACATATTATGGTGTATCTCTAGAACATGTGAAAACGAGTAATCCAATGGCGATATATGATGCATACCTTACATCGAAAAAGAAGTATCTTATGATCAAACTAGAAAAGGATGAAACGAAGACGCTCACTCAACAACAGGCCGATATAGTTCTTACCTTTATATTGTTGGTTCTGTTTGGTCCATCCTATCAACAGAAAATTGCACAGGACCCTGCTATGTTTACATTTGATGCACATAAAGGTCATATGAATCGTATCATTGAACGATCTACTTTGCCTCATACCTATCGATTGGTTACACCCTACAATGTGGCGGATTCGGCAATGACAGAAACATTTGATCCTGTCCAACATGACCAGGCGATGGGTGTCGAGAATGACGAGGAGCTGGCCGAGGTGGACAGGCAGGTTGCTGCAAAGATCGCTGAGGAGCTAGAAGAAGAAAGGGAACGAGCCAAACAATCGAATGCATATCGAAATATAAAACAAGATGAAGTAGGACAAGAAGATGAGGATGAAGATGATCAACCGCCACAAGCTCAGGGTCGAAACTATTTTGCATTCTCCCTTAGACACAGAGATTTGCGGGCAGAAGTGAGTCATACAAATATGATTTTTGATAAACATTGGTCCATCTACTATAAAAATAAAAATTTTAGAGAAGGCTCCCAGTATGATTTCTCTATGAATCTGATGGATAGTGGTTTACATCATTATATTGAGAGGAAAGGAAAACCCCGCATTTCCCCCTCTCTCTATACGATTGAGGCTCCATTTAGTGCACAGGCCACTCGCGGTCCCTCTTTAAATTATCTAATGATGGGATTGCTGCGAGGATCGAAATCAAATGTATTTGATTTAACACATCAACAGGGATTTAACACGCATGACGCGCTATATCAAAAACTATATGACTATCGTGAAGTGGCAAATAATCCAGATCTCATAAAGAAACTCCTGCCCATCTACAGTATTCCCGTGTCGTCCCATGCTCTCCCTCTTTTTCAATATATCGCAAAGGCGCCCTTATTTGCATGTCATATGTTATATGATCTTCAGCATAAGATATCAGCCCTTCCTTCTCGTATCAAATGGGCAGGAGATCGTGAACAGTATATGGCATTACAAGGGTATGACACTGGTGCATTTGTAACATTGGATACCACAGGATATTATTGCGCTCTTGCGAATGGCATCACCTCTCTTCTGGAAAGAAAGGGGTCTATCATAATGATTGGTTCTAAAGTAAAGGAAACCCTTCGTGGCTCTTCTACTATGACTCCACTGAGACAGGCGAAATTCAAAGCATCAACATCTCCTGAGGAAAACCCAATACAGAATGACGAAGAACATGAAGATATCGAACCACCACGTGAGAAGAAAGCACGAAAAGGAGGGAGGAATCTACGTTATACATATAAGAGCATTCGTCCGTTTCTACACGCCAAACAAAGAACACATAAGAGCGTTCGTGCATCTCCACAGGAAACCACACAAGATAACAAATACACGATCGATCGCAATTATCTCTTTTTAGGATGGTTATACCCCCTTGTCATGGCCGTGCATGAGGCGTTTCATGATCGCCATCGTGCTGAAGATGCCTATATCATCCTACAGAATCTTAAGAGTCATGTTCACCACCCCCTTCTCTTCTCTATCCTTCAAGAGCAATTCCTTCAGGTTATAGTGCTGATTCCTGATCGTCCTGAGAAACTGGAGCTATTGGCATTTGTGAAAGATATCACGATGGATACCTATGATTCCATTGCTCCCCAATGTGCATCTCTTCTGAAAGATCTCTACACCCTTCCTAGCTTGACTATTTTCTCCAATCCTATTCACAAAGAGACCCTCCTTGGTTATCTCCGTGAGATGAAACAGAAACTATCCAAGAGATATCCTTCCAAGGATTCCACATTGGACCTGCTCCATACTCTTCTTGACCCTTCATACCCTAATCAAGAGACCGCCTGTCTTGTGCTCTCCTTGCTCTTTGAGCGTCTTCATGGCAGGATTCAGAACGGAACGTCTTATCTGGGTCAGATCTTGGGCATCACAGGAGGACCAGCACTGAAAAGAGTGGATGATCAGGAGGCATGGGAATATCTCACAACGGTCATGGAGGAAGACATGAAACGGATTGCGGAACTTGCTGCGCCTGCTACACCTCCCAAAACCGCCATCCCACAAAAAGCCCGCAATGTCTCGGCAAAACTCGGCCATGTCGTGCGTCGATCTGACATTCGTAAGTTGAAAAGGGCATTGACTCACTATCGCCCCAAGAATGGCCATCACGCGTCTCGTGCCCCTACTCGTGCTCCTGATCATCCATCTCGTGCCCCTACTCGTCAAGGTCTTGCATCGCATGTCACTCCTATCACCAAGCATGCTCCTCAAGTTGCTATGGGTGGGTCTATGAAAACGCGACGAGCCAAGAAGGGATCGCGGCGTCATCGCAAAGACTAAGGTCTAAAGTGTATGCACGTCTTCCTAACAATGTGGGAACGCTTCGCAACTCTCATGAGTCCCTTTATGTCCCCTATGGGGCGCTTTATGTCCCCTATGGGGCGCTTTATGTCCCCTATGGGGCGCTTTAGGCCCTCTGTGGGCATCCGCCTCTTCACAACTGTCACAACGGCAGTCCCCTATGGCTGGGTCTACGCCTTCTATAGCCGTTCGATGCCTGGCCTCGTGAAAATCGGAATGACCACACGCAGTCCCGAGATCCGCCTCGCCGAGGCCAACAAGGGCGACACCTGGCGCCCCCCTGAGAAATATCGGATCCTCTGTGCGCTGCGCGTGAAAGACGCCGTGGAAAAAGAGAAGGAGATCCATGCGGCATTCGCTCGAGAGCGGATCGGTGCGCGTGAGTTCTTTCGCTTACCGCATGCGGTAGTGCTCCAGTATTTCAAGAGACAGGCTCGGATCACGCGATTTTGATGAGAATCTAAATAGAATGTGTGTCTCTTTTTTAATGAGACTCTACCCTCTCCCCTTTCGTATGAGTCTACTACGAAGCGCTCTGAAGCCCCTTTCTCAACGCAGTGCTCTTGTCCTGCCATGGAACCCCTCCTGTTCCTATCATGTTCTCTCTCGTCTTCAGCCTCACGGCCTAGGCGCAGAAGAGACACAGCGTTTGTTATCCGCCGCAATGGTTCATCGAGCCCTTGCGGTAGATACAGTTCGAGGCCTTGTCGTGGCCGATCGGATTCCCCTGCTGACCTTTCAGGATCTAGAGGGCATGCCCCTGTTCCTCATGGAATGGAATCGGTTCAGCCCCCTTTTCCCTTATCATATCGTTCGCTCCCTCGTAACCTCTTCGAATGCGGATGCCGCCATGGAACTCTTTCTTCTTCGTGATCCATTCGTTCGGCTGATCATTCGGGTGCGTCCAAGGGTTGAACAGGAACAAGAAGAGCATCAGGAAGAAAATGATGGGAGCGATATAGATCTATAAGTGAAAGGCAGGCAGTTCTGCCAGACGATCTGCTTGCTCTAAGGCAGACTCCATCCAACACTGTTTCACCGCAAACGATTCCCCTGCCAGAAACAGAGGAATCTGCGGATAAGGTTGAAGAGATGCGTGCGACTCCTCTTCCACATCATAGTCCCCAGGGAGCCAATAGGAACATCCCTGCGCCCATGGATATCGCTTGACCATTGTCGGTTCAGGAATCGTGAGGTGGGGGAAGAGACGACGCACCTCCTTCATGAGTTCCTTGGTCAGATCCTCTTTGGGAAGGCGGGACCAATGGTCGGCATCAGGGCCCTCCGTATACGAAATCATGATCGTCCCTTGTTTGGGATTCATGGGAATGATATAGCGGAGAGGACCGTCGGTCACGATTTTGGTGGGAGGGAACCATACTTTGCCATTCTGAAGCGGAAAGACCGCATAGATGCGCACGAGGGGTTCCATGGCGAGATGTTTCAGCACAGGCGCACGTATGATTTTCTTCAGAACATCACATGGCATCGTGAGAACCACTGCGGCTGCTTCATAGGCTCCTTGATAATGCTGAGTATCATGGTTGTGCTCAACGTCCACCACCATTCGATGACCTTTTTTGTTCACCCCTGTAATCGTGATGCCATGATGAATCTCCCCTCCGCGTTCTAGGAATTCCGCTGCCATCGCAGACGTGAGCACACTCAGCCCCTCTTTGCACACGACAAACTCGTGGCATCCCATCTCTTTATCAAAGGATCGGAGGGCAAGATCGGCGCGAAGGGTGTGCGTCTCGGCATGATAGGGAAAGAGATCCAAGAAGCGACGAGCGCGTGCAGTCCCTACCGTCTTCTTCAGCAATTGCTCGATAGTGTGCGTGGCGAGCAGGTGAGGATCCAGGGCTTTCAACGGGTCCAGATAGATCGCACAGAGTTCGGTAAAGGGGTTTGCATATGTGGTGTCGTTGGACCGCCAATCGCTCTCTGACGAGATCGGTATCGTATGGAGACCATACTTCTTCAACAGAGACAATACCTTCGTGTGCTTTGTAGAGATTCGACCTGCTCCTTCTTCCCATTGTATGTGATCAGGAGAATAATAGGTAAACACGCGTCCCCCTGTATGCTTCTCTTTCTCTAAGATGATCACTCGTTTCGTTCGATCTGCCTTCAGGACGGCGAGGCCAATCCTCAGACCTGCGAGACCTGCCCCTCCAATCAAGAGGTCAGTATGGAGACGTTCCGTCACTGGTAGAAAATCTGTGATTTTCTTTCTCCCCATACCCCTCTCTCGTGGAGACCGTAAAGGTATCATCTCTGTAGAGTGGGGACATTCTGTCCCCATACCCCTCTCCCATAGAAAGTGCTTGTATCTATACCTCCCGTATGTCTTAGCGATGCGTCTTCTTCGCACGGCGCGTGCGTCTCTTATGGAGAGGGGGGTGTTTGTGAAGCACAAACGAAGTGTCCCCACGGCGCGTGCGTCTCCTATGGAGAGGGGTGTGTTTGTGAAGCACAAACGAAGTGTCCCCACGTCGGCCACCCGATCGATTGTTTTTACGTGACAAAAGCTCCTTCAGCATCGCATTTTTACGCCTCGTATTGTTCAGAGTAGGCGATTGAAGTTCACGAAGCATGTTCCCTTTGCGCCGTCTCGTATTGTTCATTACCCTCTTTTCCACATTCGCCTCTCCTTTTCTCAGATTCGTCCCTATCATCTCTTCTATGATACTGCCGATAGGCCTAGACACAGAAGGAAACGTAGAAGGGCCTGGGTTCATAGACCGGTTCAATAAAAACGTATTGCCCGCCAATGCCCTCGCGAGTTTCTGTTTTTTGGCCCGTTCTATCGCAAGGGGGCGTCCCATCGTGATATTATAGGCTTCTAGAGCGTTTTTACGACGAAGTCCTACCTTTCGCTCTTCTTCTGCTGCTTCCTCTTCCGAATTAGAATCATTGCGGCGAAGATACCAATCATTCAAATTATGATATCTCATCGGCGGAACATGTTCTTCATGCAACAAATCACGCACAGAGCGCCGTGTGTCATTTTGGATATCCATATCCGCGCCAGGATCTTGAAACACGCGCATCATCGTTCGGTAAAATTGTTTATATCGTTTGACCTCTTGACTCTGCGGATGGGCCTTGACTTCTGCGTCCGTAAGAGAGGCAAATGGAAGATCACTCAGATAAACAATGGAGTGGATCGGGGTTTCTCCACGATGATTCTGGTCTGTCAGACTGAATCCTTTGATCAGCAGTTCATTCACAAAGTCGGGGTTCAGGATCCGAAAGAAACCACTCGATAGATAACAATGAAGATAGGAATTTCCCTCCATCGTCATTGACTCTAGCACAAAATCCACTCCTAGCATATCTGCAAAATAATGGAACAATCGTTCGGAGGCCCACAGAAAGATATGGGTCAACGGTCCATGATCTGCTTGATCAATCGTCATGTCGTATAGGTCATCTGTCGGATCGTAATAATCGTCGTTATTGTGATTGGGTAGATCATTGTGTGTCCTGGTGCCTGCTACGAACCCTCGCTTCTCACCGATTAGCTGGAGCAATAGATAGGGGGGATACCATGCTGGAAGGTCTCCTTGTAGGCCAAATGTTTCGTCAATAGATGCGTCGTATAGCACAATATTAATGATTAATCCTTGGACGTCTCGTGGTGTAAACAGAATCGCGTCATCATCCTCGGAATAGGTCTCGAGAAAGGGGCTCAGATTCGTTTGAAATACCTGAAGGATGGTCTCCTCGGTAGGGAGGGCACGAACCGTAGCAGTTGTGTAACCCTCCTCGTCGATTATGATTTCAGGATCGTATAATGCTTGCATGGCATCATTGATATGAGTGTTCTCCAGATAGAGATGATGTCCGCGTTCTATCAGGACAAAGGGGTTGGCCATTGCTCTACTATCGGGGGACACTTCGTTTCCCCCGTGCCCCCTCTCCCGCGAAGCGGACTTGTATCCCACCCTCTCTCGTGGAGACACCCCTCTCCCGCGAAGCGGACTTGTATTCATACGATCTCGTGGAGAGGACGTGTATTCATACGATCTCGTGGAGAGGGGTGTGGGGGCGCGTAGCGCCTCCACAATGATATCATCTCTGTCCGTTCACAAAGATAAGATCATGTTGATTAAATACATACAAAAAGTGTATGTCGTGGGGACGCAAGCGTCCCCACACCCCTCTCTCATGGAAAGGGGTATAGGATATTAGTATAGATATGGATATAAGTTAGCTCCATTGGAGGGGGGTGTGGGGGCGCTACGCGCCTCCACTAAGGATCAGCGCCTTCAGCTCCTTCACCGACTGCAGAAGAACCGCCGTCAGCTTCGGGTAGTTGACCGACAGGAAGCCATTGCCACCCTCCATGACCAGCTCAGGGTAGACCGCCTGAATCTCCTGAGCAATGACTCCAATCTGACGGCCACCCTGGGTCTCATCAATCCAGTCGTGGTAGACACCGCGGATCAGATCGATCTTGTCCAGCGCGCCATCCAGGTCCACAATGTTCTTCTTGAGGCGCGAGTCCGAGGCGCAGTTGAACGAATCCGCCATCACAACCGCATACGTGTCCGCCGAATACAGCGCGGAAAGGCTCGGGATCGCATAGTTAAAGATGCGGAACTCATCCATGTAGCCACCGAACGCATAGTTGGTATTATGGGTGTTCGTGCCAATAGCGAACATGCTCACCGCAGTCGAGAGAGTCGCACCCGTAGCAGTCGCCACAGAGACGCCATTCAGATAAAACGTCACCGCTCCCGCCGACTGGTAGGAGATCACAAAGCTGTTCCACGCGTTCAGGGGAATGCCCGTGATACGGGGCAGAGTAGGGATGCCGTTGAAGGAGACAATCATGCCGTTGTATTGGGTATCCACCGAGTTGTAATAGCTCAGCGAAAACGAGGTGGCCGAGGCCGATCCCAGGCTGACAAGGACCGAGGAGCCCGAGCCCGCCTCCGCGCCCGTGCCCGCCGAGGTCGGCGGAAGAGCAGGCATATAGAAGGAGCCCGCAATGGTAAAGTTCGCGCCTGGCGAGCAGGTTCCGCGAACATACTGGGTCGCGGCCAGACCAGGGCTATTGGCAAGGTTAATGGCCTTACCCACAGAACCCGTGACGTAGGCGGGAGAGCCCGTAGCCGTGACCGATGAAAATCCGCGGATGTCCGCGGGACCGTCCTCGAACGGAAGGTGCACCTGCGGAACCGCCGCAGGGGCCGCCTGCGAGATCTGGCTGGCCGAGTCCTTGAAGAAGATGAACTCTCCCGTCGTCGCCTGACGCTTCATACCCGCATACAGCGGCGCGGCCGCGCCCGACGGCTGATACTGAACCATGACACCCGACTGGATGAGATCCGTCACGTTGCCATCGGCAATCAGGATCGCATTGTCCTTCACCTGAATGGTGGAGGTCTCGAGGGCGGTCGTCGTGCCGTTCACGAACAGGTTGCCCTGAACCGTGAGGTTGTTGGAGAAGGTCACCGCGCCCGTGACATTCAGGGCGCCACCGACGCTGGCCGCACCCGACACGTTCAGGAGTGAGCTGATGCTCGTGGCCTGCGCGACGTAGAGCGTGCTGTTCATCGAGACACTGCTCACGAACGATGCGACCTTGTTGACGGTGAGGGAGTCGCTGAGAGTCGCGGCGCCCGTCACGGACAGGGTGCCACCAAGGGTCGCGGCGGCAGCGACGGACAGGGTGCTCTGGAGGATCGTCTCCTTCGCGACCGTGAGGGTGCTGTTGAGGTTGGCCTGCTTCGCAACGATGAGGGCATCATTGAGGGTCGTGAGCTTCGCGACCGTGAGGGTGTCGCTGAGGGTGGCCTCCTTGGCGACGGACAGGGTGCTCTGAAGGACAGACACCTTGGCCACGTTGAAGTTGCCACCGACCGCTAGATCGTTGATCGTAGAGGCGCTGCCGATGAAGGCCGCCGAGGTGGACATGTTAAGGGCACCGTTCAGGATGATACCGCTGCCAAAGGCCGCGGCGCCCGCGACGTTCAGGGGACCACCGAGGATCGAGGAGAGCGAGGAGACCGTGAACTGGCCCTTCACAAGGACGTCGCTGTTGGCCGTCACGTTTCCAGTCAAGAGAGAGGTGGTTCCAACGCTAAGGGTGGTGGTCGTGGCGAGCGAGGTTCCCACTACGACGGCGCCTGAGGTGGTCAGGGTGGTGAGTGTGGTGGCGCCCACGACATCGAGAGCCGAGCGAGCGTTGATCGCCGAGCTGACCGCGAGGGTGTTGTTGATGGTTGTCGCACCATTGGCAGTCAGGGCTCCACCGATGGTCGTCGCACCCGTCGCCGTGAGGATGGTAACGTTGGTGTTTCCCGTGACGCCGAGGGAGCCACCGACCGTCACACCCGCGGTGGTCGTCACGGCTCCCGTGAGCTGTGAGGTGCCCGTGACCGAGAGGGCATTGTTGAGCTGGGTCGCACCGCTGACCGTGAGGCCATTGCCGGCCGTCACGAGGCTCGAGACGTTCAGGATGGAGCTCAGGTTCGTGGCGCCCACGACGTTCAGGGCGTTGTTGAGCTGGGCGACGCCCGCAACCGTGAGAGTGTTGGACGTAGAGACGGCGCCCGTGAGGATTGAGGCACCCGCGACGGACAGGGTGCTTTGAAGGGTGACCGCGCTGTCCACCTGGAGGGTGCTCCGAAGGCGGGCCGTGCCCGTGACATCGACCAGACTCGAGGCATACAGGCCTGCGCTGACATCCACCTGATTACGGAAACGAGACGCACCTGTGACGTCCAGGACGGCACCGAGGATGGTAGAGTTGGCGACGGTGAGGGAACTGCTGACGGAGGTCGCACCCGCGACGACGACCGTAGACGCAAAGGTAGCGCCACCTGCGGTGACGGCGAGACCACTGTCGAGCGAGAAAGTCTTGTTGAGGAACGAGATATTCTGGGTCGATGAGGCACCCGTTCCCATGTCCAGGTAGGACACGGTGATACCTGGCTTGGAGAGAACGACGGACGTATTCGTCAATGGAGGCATGGTTATACTTCCATAGAAGATTAAAAAGTGGGGACACTGCCCGCCAGGGGCGGGCGTTTCCCCACACCCCTCTCTCATGGAGACGCAAGCGCACACACATGACTCCTATGGAGTGTAATCACACACACACGTCTCCACGGGAGAGGGGTGTGTTTGTGGAGCACACGCTTGCATCTCCACGGGGTTCTTTAAGCCCCCTCGGGTCGGAGGGTTTCTGTAAGCCCTGTGGAGACACTTAACCCACACCCCTGTCCCATAGAGTGTAAGCGCACACACGTCTCCATGAGAGAGGGGTGTGGGGACGCTTGCGTCTCCACCTTAGAGTGTCGGAGAGGCCTTCAGGGCCAACTTCTTCAGAGCGAGCTCCTTGAGCCCTTTCACCGATTGCAGAAGAACCGCTGTTAGCTTAGGGTAATTCACGGACAAGAATCCATCCGCACCCTCCTGAACGAGCTCGGGGTAGACCGCCTGGATCTCCTGGGCGATCACACCGATCTGACGGTCCACCATGCGCTCGTCATTCCAATCGTGATACACGCCACGAATCAGGTCCAGGTTCTCCACAGTGTTGTAGAGAGTGGTGATGTTCTTCTTGAGCCGGAGATCGGAGGCGCAGTTGAACGAATCGGCGAGGACCGACGCATACAGATCTACAAAGGCCGACACCGTGCGCGCAATGATGGTCGTGAAGCTGGTGGGCTGCGTATACGCATAGTTCACGGTTCCGTTCGCCTGGTCGCTGTATTGGGAATAGGCTAGGCTGGTCTCGGTCGTAAAGCTGCCCGTCAGCACACCAAAGGTATACGCGGGATCCGTCCACAAAGACTTGTTGGTCGTCACCGTCTTGCCCACACCCGAGTCCGTCAATTGCCATTGGACCCACTCACCCGTGCTGGACATGAGGGGCTGGATCGTGTAGGTGCCTGCAGACAGCGTGTAGTTCACTGTGCCGACGCTCTGAGACATAAAGCTTGTCACTGTCGTCAGAAGCCGAAGGCTGGCTAGACCGTCAAAGAGGGTGCGCCAGTCCAGCTGATAGGTCTCCGTGACAGACGCGGTGGCCACAGCAGATTGTGAGATCTGGCTCGTGGAGTCCTTGAAGAACACGAACTCTCCCGTTGACGCCTGACGCTTCACACCCGCATAGAGAGGGGCGGCAGCCGCTGCAGGCTGATACTGAAACATGAGACCGGCCTGAAGAGTGTCCGCAGTGTTTCCATCGGCAATCAGGATCGCATTGTCCTTCACTTGGATCGTGGAGGTCTCGAGGGCGGTGGTCGTGCCGTTCACGAACAGATTGCCTTGCACCGTGAGGTTATTGGAGAACGTGGTATCTCCCGAGACGGTTAGGCTGCCGCCAACGGTGGCCGCGCCTGATACGTTCAGGAAGGAGCTGATGCTGGTGGCCTGTGCCACGTAGAGGGAGCTGTTCATAGAGACACTGCTCACGAAAGAGGCGACCTTGTTGACCGTAAGGGCGTCGCTCAGGGTCACGGCTCCTGTGACGGAAAGGGCGCCACCGAGGGTCGCGGCGGCAGCGACAGACAGGGTGCTCTGGAAGATGGCCTCCTTCGCGACCGTGAGGGTGCTGTTCAGGTTGGCCTGCTTGGCAACAATGAGGGCGTCATTCAGGGTCGTAAGCTTGGCGACAGTGAGGGTGTCACTGAGGGTCGTTGCGGCGGCGACAGACAGGGTGCTCTGGAGCGTGGCGACCTTCGCAACGGAGAGGGCACCGCCCACCGCAAAATCGCCAATCGTGGATGCACTGCCCATGAAGGCCGCGGAGGTGGACATGTTGAGGGCGTTGTTGAGGATGATGCCGCTTCCAAAGGCCGCTGCGCCCGCGACGTTCAGGGGGCCACCGAGGATGGAGGAGAGCGAGGAGACCGTGAACTGACCCTTGACGAGCATGTCACTGTTGGCTGTCACGTTGCCTCCCAGGATCGAGGTGGTGCCGACGGTGAGGGTAGTGGTTGTGGCAAGCGAGGTGCCCGCTACAACGGCACCCGAGGTGGTAAGAGTGGTGAGTGTGGTGGCGCCCACGACGTCGAGGGCGGATCGGGCATTGATAGCGGAGCTCACGGCGAGCGTGTTGTTGACCGTCGTGGCGCCTGAGGCGGTCAGGGCTCCACCAATGGTCGTTGCGCCCGTCGCCGTGAGGATGGTCACGTTGGTGTTTCCCGTGACGCCGAGGGCACCACCGACCGTTACACCCGCGGTGGTCGTCACGGCTCCCGTGAGCTGTGAGGTTCCCGCGACGGACAGGGCATTGTTGAGCTGGGTCGCACCGCTGACCGTGAGGCCGTTGCCCGCTGTGACGAGGCTGGACGCGTTCAGGATGGAACTCAGGTTGGTGGCGCCTACGACGTTCAGGGCGTTGTTGAGCTGGGCGACGCCCGCAACCGTGAGAGTGTTGGACGTAGAGACGGCGCCCGTGAGGATCGATGCGCCCGCGACGGACAGGGTGCTTTGAAGGGTGACCGCACTGTCCACTTGGAGCGTGCTCCGAAGGCGGGCGGTGCCCGTGACATCGACCAGACTCGAGGCATAGAGGGCGCCACTGACATCCACTTGATTGCGGAAACGAGACGCACCCGTGACGTCCAGAACGGCACCGAGGATGGTAGAGTTGGCGACGGTGAGGGAACTGCTGACACTTGTGGCGCCTGCGACGACAACCGTAGACGCAAAGGTGGCGCCACCCGCAGAAACGACTAGACCACTGTCGAGTGAGAAAGTCTTGTTTAAGAACGAGATGTTCTGTGATGACATGGCACCCGTGCCGACGTCGAGGTAGGACACGGTGATACCTGGTTTAGTGAGGACCGCGGACGTGTTGGTGAGCGGGGGCATGGTTATACTCTGACGGGCGTTTTAATTGTGGGTGGAGACGTTCCGTCCCCACACCCCTCTCCCATGGTCTTTAAGCCCCTCGGGGACACTTAACCTCTCCCATGGTCTTTAAGCCCTTTACACTCTCGTGAAGCCCTGTGGACTCATGACAGTGTAGTATATGAAATAAATGATGTATTTATGAGTGAGACTTGCTTGTTTTATTGTGGGAAGCATGCTTCTTCCGTTGCGTCGTGCGTGATCCGTGAGATCCGTGCGATCCGTGAGAAGAGGTGGAGCGAGGGCTTGTCGCAGGGCTTGTCGCAGGGCTTGTCGCAGGGCTTGTCGCAGGGCTAGAGTGAGTCGATGCAGTGGGGCTTGTCGTAGGGCTTGTCGCAGGGCTAGAAGAAAGCGCCTGAATCATCTCCTTCAGCTCCTGCACGTCATGGTTGTGTTTCACGTGAAGTTCCTTGATCGACTGGAGGAGAACCGCCGTCAGCTTCGGATAGTTCACCGACAAGAAACCATTTCCACCTTCCGTGACGAGCTCAGGGTAGACCGCCTGGATTTCCTGGGCAATCACACCAATCTGGCGGTCCTGGGACTGGCTCGGGTCATTCCAGTCGTGATAGACGCCACGAAGGGTGTTGAGGTTGTCCAGGGCGCCATCCAGCGTGGCAATGTTCTTCTTGAGACGTTTGTCTGACGCACTGGTGAACGAGTCCGCCATGATCGCCGCATACACATCCAGAAACACCTCCAGGGACGCCGCCTGACTCGACAGCACCGCATGGTAGATGCGAAGGTCATCGATACGACCGCGAAGGGCATGGGTCGTCGCCACGTCATACGTTCCTACACCAAACGATCCTGAAGAGATTCCCTGGTCGCCCACGTGCGTCGTGCTGGAGATGAGATTGTGATTGAGGTAGAGCGAGCACAGACCCCCTTGTTGGAAGACAAACGTCACATAGTGCCATGCGCTAGGGTACAGTCTGGCGCTCGACCCAAACGTATAGGTGGTGTTATTTGACGTCATCTTGGCCGTCAGTTGATCATTCGGATTGATATAGATCACCGTCGTGTCGTTATCCGCCGACCACAGGACCTGTGTGACCTCCGCCTCCTCCAGATAAAACCAAAAGCTGACCGTGTATTCGGGCGCACCCTCCCACGATCCGCGCAAATAGTTCACCGCGGTGCTACCCGCCGTGTTCAGGAATCGGGCACAGTTGGTTCCCACGGTGCCCGCCACATAAGTGACGGTGCCATTCGCAGTGATCATGGAATTTCCCTTGACGTCCGCATCGTCGCCCTCGAGCGGGAGATAGATGTAGGGCGCAATGGACGTGGGGGCCTGAGAGATCTGGTTCGCCGCATCCTTGAAGAAGATGAATTCGCCCGTGACGGGTTGACGCTTGATGCCCGCAAAGAGGGGCTCGATCGAGTCGGCGGGCTGATACTGGATCATGACACCCGACTGGAGCACATCCGTCGCGTTTCCATCCGCAATTAGAATGCCATTGTCCTTCACTTGGAGCGTGGAGGTTTCCAGGGCCGTCGTGGTGCCATTCACAAAGAGATTGCCCTGAACCGTGAGGTTGTTGGAGAACGTGACGGCGCCACCGACCGTCAGGGCGCCACCGACGAACGTGGAGCCCGCGACATTCAGAAGACTGCTGACGCTCGCCGATCCTTTCACGAGAAGATCCGCATCCATCGTGGCGTCTCCATGGAGCGTCGTGAGCTGGTTGACAAACAGGGTTTTGTCTAGTGTGGTGGCGCCTTGCACCGTGAGAGTGCTCTGGAGCGTGGTGGCCTGGGCTACTTGGAGAGTGTCATTCAGCGTGGTTGCACTAGAAACGTAGAGGGTGTTTTGTAGGGTTGTGGCCTTCGCAACCGTGAGGGTATCATTCAGCGTGGCGGCCTTTGCAACCGTCAGGACATCATTCAGGGTGGTCGCCTGAGCTACCTGGAGGGTGGAGTTCAGGACGGCGGCCTTCGCAACCGTGAGCGTGCCCCCTATGCCCGCATCATACGTCACCGTAAGATTTCCAAGAGATCCATTGGACGACGGCATAATGAGGGAACCATGCCCCGTTAGATTATTCTGAAAGGTAACGGCGCCCGAGACGTCGAGGGTGCCACTCAGGATCGTAGACTGGGCCGCCAAGAGTTGGCCACCGACACTCATGTTGGTAAGGGTGCTGACCGCTCCACGGAGAAGAGAGGTCGTTCCCACGGTCAGGGTCGTGCCCGTGCTCAGCGAAGTGCCGATGGCGGCGCTTGTAGCGACTGACAGGTTGGCTCGAAGGGTCGTGACACCACCGACGTCCAGGGAAGCGCCTGCGGTCAGGGCGGAGCTGACGTTAAGCGTGTTGTTGACCGTGGCCGCACCATTTGCCGTAAAGACGTTATTGATCGTAGTGGCACCCGTCGCCGTTAGAAGCGTGACGTTGGTGTTTCCTGTGACGTCTAGGGCGCCGCCGACGTTGACGTCTCCTATGGTTCGGACGAGTCCCGTGAGGAGCGTCGTGCCTCCAACGGCGAGCGTGCTGAGGTTCGTGGCGCCTGCGACGGTCAGTCCGTTTCCGAGAGTGGCCAGGCTGGAGACATTCAAAATGGAACTGAGATTCGTGGGACCTGTGACGGCGAGGGCATTGTTGAGGAATGTGGAGCCTGCGACCGTTAGCGTGCTGTTCGCAATAAGAGAATGGTTCAGCGTGGTCAGACCCGCGACGGTCAGTGTGCTGTTCAGGGTGGTCGCACCATCGGCCTGTAGCGTGTTGCGGAGGCGGGTGGCACCCGTGACATCCAGGGTGGAGCCGAGCGTGGCGGGGCCGTCGATTTGAAAGGCTCCATGGAGAAAGGTGGAGCCCTGGACGTCCAATATTCCTGCGAGCATCGTGGAGCCTGCGACGCTCAAGGTGCTCGCAATGGAGGCGGTATTTGCCATGGACACCGCACCAGCGAAGGTCGCTGTCCCCGCCGTCACCCTGAACCCGCTGTTCAACGAGAACGTTTTGTTCAAAAACGAGACGTTCTGTGATGACGTCGCACCGTTCGCATTATCCAAGTAGCGGATCACAATCCCCGTCTTGGTAAGATTCAAAGCGGTGTTCGTGATCGGGGGCATGGCTATATCCAGTCATGAGAAGATAAATCTAATTTAATTTGAGGTCTGTGACGCCCTCGAGATTCACATCGGATTCCTCTTCCAGATAAAGAAAACTTGCAACATCCTCTGGATTGGTGGGGAGGACCTGGAGAATGTAACGGATGATATATTCGTAGGGGACGTTCATCGGGACCGTGGGGAGCTGAAAGGTCGTGACGCCATCCCCGCTTCCATAGAATGTCCCAATCATCTGGAAGAGAACCGAATACTCGGTGCGGTCCAGGAGGGCTCCGTCGCAGACCAGGAAGCCCTCGGGAAGATCATTCGTGGTGTTGTGAAGAATTGTTCCTGGCGGAGGGAGGTAGGCCAGGGGATAGGGGAGAATCTGAAGCTGGGGGTCGATGATCGTAATTCCGTTCCCAGTGCCACCTCCACTTCCACCTCCGTTTCCGCTTGGAGAAGGATGAGCGGTCCAATACGGTTCAAAGGGTTGTGGTGCGGGAGGTGGGGCGGGATCGAAGACCGTTCCTGGGGGAAGAGGAAGAGGCGGAGGACAAGGATTGGAAAAGGGAGGAACACATTCCATGGAGAATGGTGGCCCTAGCGGCCCTGGAGGGCACTGTGGGCCTGGAGAGCATGGAGGGCACTGTGGCCCTGGAGGGCATGGAGGACAGGAGGGTGGATGATGCGGAGGTCGTGAAGGCAAAGGAATCATCACCGCCGTCCCCTCTGCAATCGACCGAAGCATCCTCGGAATCGGCATCACCTGATCACAGTCAATGGTATTGTATCGTGACAACCGAGAGCGAAAGGATGCCATCTATCACTGCACTATAAAATTGCGATAAAATTGAGATGGCACATGCGTGTCGTAATGGGGCAGACATGACGGGCCATTTATGTGTCATCACAGGATGCATGTTTGCACAGAAGACCACCGAACTTCTACGACGCATCCGACGTTATGAATCCATCGGATACCGTGTTCTCACCGTGAATTATGTGGGGGATATACGCTATGGAAAGGATTGTATTTCTTCCCATGATCAGGAGCAACAAACGGCGATCTGCGTGGGGTCGCTGAGCGAGGTGGATGGGTTGGTGTGTTCAGGGGAATATCGTGTGGTGGCCATTGATGAGGGCCAATTCTTTCCTGATCTCTTTGACCATGTGACGCGGTGGGTGGATCAGCTGGACATTCATGTGGTGGTCGTGGGACTGGATGGGACGTTTGATCGCAAACCGTTTGGCGATATGCTTCGCCTCCTTCCCCATGCAGAAGAGGTGGAGCGGTTGACGGCCTATTGTGCGGTGTGCCGTGATGGGACGCCTGCGATCTTCTCGAAGCGGACCCAGGCGCTGGCGGGGGTCGTGGCGATTGGTGGGGCGGCGATGTATCAGCCTGTGTGCCGCTTTCATTATGTGGTGGGGGGACACTACGTTTCCCCCCTGCCCCCTCTCCCATAAAGCGGACGTGAATATACCCTCTTCCCATAAGGTGTGTGTAGATACAAGTCCTCTTCGTGGGAGAGGGGTGTGGGGAAACAAAGTGTCCCCACTCATTAGAAATGTCCAACCGCATCTACGATGCCTCCCAGCTGACCAAACGGCGGGCCGAGCTTGCCATCGCGGGTTCTTTTTATTCCCGATCGATCCAACAAGCCCCTCGTCTCAACATCAAAGACAGTTCCATTCTGAATGCCGTCCGAACAGGCACCATGACCGAATTCACTCGGCGGGACCAATGCATCGCCGTTAGCCCTGGATGTCCCTGTGAGATTAGCGATGCCTCCGTCTATGCAGGCACCTTCCCTGGCGCCGTCACAGGTGTCCGCTACACCCTCGGATCCATCATCGTCTCATGGAATGCCGTTGCAGAGGCCACCTCCTATCGTATCACCCCCTCCTTGAATGGTGTTCCTCAACCTGCCGTTGTGACACAGGGTCTCTCTTATCGTTTTAACCGTTTGTCCGAGTGGCAACCCTACACCTTTACGGTGTGTGCCGTGAATGCCGCGGGACAGGGACCGATGACTGTCGCGCCCTCCATCTTGGTACCCCCTTCCGCCCTCTCGGCGATTCTCTTGGGACACGGAGGAGACGCTACGGTTGCCCTCCAATATGTCATTCACTCCGCTCTCTGCCTCCTTCTCCAGTATATCCAGGCCGTCAATCTCGGGCCCACACGGGGTGCTCGTCTCTTCTATCTATGGTCCACGACGCTGGTCGGTGCCTGGAACTGGGTGTCTCATGATGGGCGCATTACGGGCACCTTGGATCACTGGAACTGGTCTGACGTGTCCGCTGTGCCCCTCTCTGCTTCGGATGCCATCCTTTGGATGTGCTCCGTCGTGGATCATGTGACCCCCTTGCTGATCCCTGCTCCCTATGTGTCGCTCTATTCCTATGATGCGACGGGTGTGCGCCAATCAGGAGAATGGGATCGATGGCTTGCCTCCTGGACCGCATGGATCGCAGTAAAGGCCCTGGATGGATCCGTCGCAGCGGCCTCTACGCAACCCACGGGATCCGCGAACTGGGAGCAGACCATTGTGGTCGATGGACAGACCGTGACGGCGATTTCGACCTTTCCTGAGATCCAGCAATGGACCCGTCTCACCGTCGGCGGTAAAAAACAGAACTATCTGACGCATTCATGGGGTAACGTGGCGTCTACGTGTCTCTTGGAACAAGATGAACTGGCCATTCAGGCCTCTGTGGTGCCGTTGACGGGTGCCGCCCGTGATGCCGAGATCGATTCGGTCAAGACGTTGGCGGCGAATCTCTCGGACGCGGAGAAGATCCAGGCCGAATTCTGGGCAGGCGGACCTGGCGAGGTGGCACCCCCCTTGATTTGTGTGTGGTTCTGGAAAGAATACATGCGATGCCTCCCTGGTGTGTCCAAGACGACCATTATGTATTCGTTACAAGACCTTGCGGTTCACTTGTTTGAGGGGAGCCGTGTGACCTGGCGCCTGAAGGCGCTCCACATGGAGGCTCGTCCGATTCAGGAGATCCGTCGGCGGTATGCGGGGCAGTCCATTCTGTCATGGAACGGTGTCATCGATGGTTCCCAATGGGTTCCCTACCAGATGGCGAACTTTGTGACGCCTCCCTTTGCCGATTTTCCGTCGGGCCACAGCCATTTCTCCAAGGCCTTCTCGCTCACCATGACCAAGTGGTTTGGAGAGACCATTACGCCAGTTCCTATGATCTACGATCAGCAACCGTTGATCTCAAAGTTGTTCCCTTTGAATACGATGGGGCCCTATGGATCGTTTGTGGTGGCGCCTGGGGCCTCTGCGGTCCAGCCTGCTGTTCCGAGTGCTCCCGTGACCTTCTCCTTTGAGACATGGGAGGATGTCTCTACGTCGGCGGGTATCTCTCGTCTGTATGGAGGCATTCACGCCTTGTCGGCGCACCAGGCGTCCCAGACGGCTGCCGTGGAGGTGGATGGAGCCATTCAGACGACATGGAACATCTTGACGGATACTGCGTTTCTCCCTATGGTGGATCCCTTGGCGCCGATTGCTCCCTTGGAGGAGCCTGTGATTCCTGAGTTTATTGTGGCGGAGGACGCGGCAGCACCTTCGGTGCTTACCGCACCAGAGGAAGAGCCCGCAGCACAAGTAGAAGAGCCCGTGAACCCGTAGAATCTACACAATCACATTTCCAGATAAAATCCGAATGCGCTCCGAATAGCTATACCATTTTCGCCACTGAGGCAATTTTACCCATCCCTGTCGGACGGCTGCCGCCACGCTTTGAACAAAACTGTTGTATTCGCACTTTGGGATCTGCTGGTTCGCATATAATGCTTCGCATTCCGCGGCATTTACAATAATCGGCTGTCCCTTTTGAATCCGAACAGCTTGATGAAATTCAAACAGCCATGCTCGGATGCGCGCGCGAAGATCCGCCCCATAGAGACCCTTCAGAGGCGGGACAGGATGTGCGGTCAGATAGGTGGCGGCATGGGCTTGACATTCCATACATGGGATGACCTGCGGCAAAGTGGAAACCATCGCCTCCATATACTGGGCCTGGTCCGTGTCTACAATCGTATTCCCTGAACGGCCGATTTGTTCCGCCAAGACATGAAGGTATTTCCACAAGAATGGTCCCCATTCTGCTGGATCACCGATGTGCTCTGCGGCGATCATCGCTGCTGCGTTGGCCCCCTGTTTCTTAGAACAACCACAGGGCATTGCTTATTGGCTTCTTGTATCTGTGTAGGGTTTCTTTATATGTGGAGACACACAAAGAAGGTCCTGTGCATCTTCGAAGTATACGGTTAGAGTCCATATTATTTCATATCCTATCATAGATGTCGCGTCCAGTCTATCTTACGGTAGGGAGTGAATATCCTGAGTCAAAAACAGTAAGAAGTGCGCTATTATTTCCTATCGTAAAAGATCAGAAACGATTTTCATTACAATGTATCGAAGATCTGAAAGAGAAAGGCATTGTATTTGGAGCAAACAATATCGTAGTGTTCATATTTGAATACAATCCAACATATTATACACTATGTTGGGTTATGAAGAGCAATAAAGAAAACATCGCTCATTCATATTATGTAAAGATAAAGGAATTGAATGAATTTATTGGAAAAAGAGCAATGAATCTATATCGTATTGTAAAGAGCAATGAAGCAAAGAATGACAAGGTGGAGCGTTATCTAGAGGGAAAGATCGTGTATTTCATTGGTGATATAAGCGATCCAAAAGCACACACTATTGCTGATATATGTATTGGAAGATATGATACATTGTCTGAAAGTAATAAGGGGTATAAAAAATTAGATACAACTCACTCCTTCCGTCGTAATATTAACAGTGGTGTTCTTGGGAATGACCCATATGTTCTACCAGAATTCCATGCACCAATGGGCAATCGACAGGGTATACCGAATGTGCAACATGTTAATGCGTCACGTGTTCTACCAGAATTCCATGCACCAATGGGCAATCAGCAGGATCTACCACATGATAATAACAATGGCGAACCCTTAAATCTAATGAATGATTTGATGGCAAATCGTATTCGTGTAGTAGGCGGCCGTTCGAAGCGCACCAAGCGCACAAAGCGCACCAAGCGCACCAAACGCACCAAACGCCATACAAAGAGACGATAGCTTTATAGAAGACACGAGAACCTACAGAGTATCCCTAGTCATGACTCCATATCATCTGGGGAATCACTGAAAGATGGGTAGGATGGTAGAACATATCCATCGGGGCGTGTATTCGTTTCCTCTCCATGAGAAGGTATGGGGTTTGCCTCCATAGAATGTGTGTAATCCATATGATCTACCCATTCGCGCATCGTCGGCCGTCTCATACTTGCATAGCATACGTCGCACACAGGTCGCATGTTTTGTATGGAGGTAATGTCCCACATGTTTGTATTATCATAATAAATGACACAAAAGTTATCCTGGTTCATTATTCGGCTACACCATGGATACAAGCATTTTCTCTGGTAGTATATGCCCGCATACTGATACCATATTTGTTGGCGTGCATAAAAGGTGAGATTGTCATCTTCCATGTCGGACGCCATTCATCTATCTCGGAGAAGAGATTGTATACGCAGTGTGGATCGAATGTATAACGTGTTACGAAACCTGATGAGATCTACAAATCTCATCAGCCCCCGAATGGAGTTGAACCAATACCACCTCCTTACTAAGAAGGTGCTCTTCCGTTTGAGCTACAGGGGCCTTTGGTGTGTGTGGCACACAAGGGATCCATCGAATCCGCCCTTTAGGCCCGATTGCGCTTGGCGCTCTTTTTACGCAGTGTGCGATTACGATGACGACCACCTGAAGATTCTGCAGCGGCAGAAGCCGCCAAATGTTCCGCCGCACTTTCTTTTAATTCTGCCCGAGTAGGAATAAGACGAACATTATTACCCTTACCAAAACGGACACGAACCGATTTCAGATTACGATGTACCCTCTGTGCGGCCTTCTGAATCCTATCTTGTTCGGCGTCCTGGTGTCTTTTCTTTAACGATGTGCTCAAAGGCAGTCCCCTTTCCTCTCTTAATGTTTGTCTGCCCTCTCTTAGAGAGGACCGATATGCCTTCCTCGTAGACATCTTTGCAGCCCTCGCCTCTTTACTTGTATTCTTATAAGAGATCACAGGAGGAAGAGGCTTCGCTGTAGCAATCCTATCCATCCAAGGTTGATAGTTCTTGAGAATACTATGATAAGAAACATCCGACGCCTCACTCTTATCGTATATTGTGTTAAATTCATCTATCATTTCTTTAAGAGCCCCTTCTCGAAAGCGTGTAGAGTTATTGCGGTATATATTCAGATGTGTTCCCAATCTTTGGAATCTGTCTAATAAGCCATTGTAGGTGCGATGTAGGCGACTGATGTCTGATAAAAAGAGTGTCAAGTCATCATAGTATTCGAATGTCAGAGAGGGTGACGCCATCTTAGGACGATGTGCGGGATGTAGAGGAAGTCGGAGGTGACTCTTTGTTTGAATGTGCCGTTTCCATTCTAGATTCTTTTTTGAAAGAGGTTCTTCATTTTCATTCTCCGTCGATAATACATCCTCTTCTAATGCTCCTTGTGCGGATCTCTGTTGGATTCCTGAGCGCTGGAGTGCTTCTGCGTGACGTTTACGGAGGGCGTCGTATAATAAACGCATCTGGGACATTTTGTGTGATAGGACACCGATCATATTCGGGATGTCGATGGACATCGATTCTGTTGTGACAGGAACATTCGCAGACCCATTGGCAGGCCCATTCGCAGGCCCATTAGAAGCACTCATCTATCTATCCCTCTAGAAATTCTATGCGGAAGAGTAGAATGTCCATTCCCATCACATGCTTCAACATTAGCACCGTTCTTAAAAGCAGTGACATGTTCCTCATGATCACCGCCATCAATGCGATCCTCCCCGCGTTCAATCGCGCATGGGGACACGCCCAGTATACTTGCGTCGCATCGTCTAATACTACTGTGATCGGTGCAATAGGCATGTATTGCGTCTTTATGGATAACTCGGATTCTGCTGGCGCCCTGGCCTATCATAGCCAAGCGGGCGGCGTTCCCCTTTCCAAAGTGTTCGTCAAGACCATTCTCGGCTACGGCGGATCCGTCTTTACGAGCTCGATCGGGCTAACCGTGGCCCAGTCTTTCTGCCATGAAATCATGGAGATGATTCACAATCCGACTGCCAATAACTGGTGGCAGCAGCCGAATGGCACACTGGTTCCCTCGGAGATGTGCGATCCCGTTCAGAGCAATGTGATCCCCGTGCGTGTGGGGAGCACCTTGATCTACATGTCGGACTTTATCTTCCCCGCATGGTCCAATTCACAGGCCAAGAGCGGACCCTACAACTACTTGAATACGCTTGTCCGACCCTTTCAGGTGGCACGGGGTGGATATGTGGTTCAGATGCGCAACGGAACCGTGAGCTACGTGTTGGGATCCATGATCACACCCTATCTCGAGGATGAAATCAAGGAGCGCAATGAGGGATTTGTCAAGTGTGGTTGTGTGATTGCGGAGGATCCCATCACGGTCGTGGATTCGTAAGACACTTTTCACAATCACGAAACAGACTGGGAATGAATTGACACTTCCGAATGCACTGAATCTCCTTTTTGGTAAGGGGCTTCTTACTCGTCTGGCGCTTTCCCACACCTTGAATCGTCACCTGCTTGAATCCTTTGGAGCCCTTGATGGAGACGCGCTGCGTCTTGTTTCTCCGTTTCCCATTATGAAGATCGATGTGCGTCTGAACGGAATCGTATTGGAACATTCTACGATAGCCCCAGTTTAAAACACAATCGCGTAGAAAGACATAATACAGACACCAGACAACAGAATGTATCGAGTAGTCTATAACGACTGCCATGGAGGGTTTGATTTATCGGAGAAAGGGATGGCCGAATACAATCATCGCACCTCCCAACTGACCTATCCTGGTGGGATCACGCGTGACGATCCTGTCTTGTTACACATGGTGGACACCATGGACCCTGCCGTGATCAACAGTGATTATAGTTGTCTGAAGATCAAAGAATTCCCCATCATGTTCCGAGAGTTTGTGGAGTGGAGAGAGTATGATGGACTGGAGAGTGTTCGTGTGGACTATCACAAGTATATCGTTCACACCGTTAAGTCTGTGTTAGAGGCGGATGTGTCGGCGGAGGAAAAGATAGGGCGGATTTCGAAGTTGTATGAGGATCTAGCAGAGGTTGCACTTTTGTAGAGAGTGGTGATATTTTTGGGTACTTCGCACTTTTTAGGAAAAAGTGCCCAAAAATCATGATGAGTGCAGTGGCTTTTTGGGCACTTTTTCTTAAAAAGTGCAGTTCTCTATAAATATTCAATAATACTCCGATAACGATCCTCCAAAATCTCAGTCTTCTCTCTCACCGTCGCATCCATCGTATCCCATCCCAGCTTGATGGCGGCCTTCATGTGCCAACTTGGATTGATGATCTTCACTGCGCGCAACTGGGCACCATACTTGTCTCGGATCAATCGATACACCCGTTGCGCCGTAGTTAATTCGGCGGCATGCTTGGCCTCCATTCCCTCTCCATCAATGATCCAGATCCACCGCTTACTTCCAATGGCGTTCAAGGCATTCTCGATGTGCGCCACCAGACCATCCCCATCGTCGTATTTGGTGGCCGTGGCCGGTTTCATGTAAAAAATAGGGTTACCATTCTTTTCTTTCATGAACTTGAAGGAATGACTCGTCGGATCTTTCGCACAGATCGGACAGATCTTGTCCATTCTCTATGGACTTTTCATAAGTTTTTTATGTTGTGGAGGCGCGGTGGAGACATTCTGTCACTGGTAGAAAATCTTCGATTTTCTTTTACCCCACACCCCTCTCTCTTGGAACTGGCATGTCACTCCTTGGAGATAGTTTGGTGCGTTTCATTTCCCAAAAAAAGATATACGGAGAGAGTGGAGGCAATGACTTCCCATTGGTGGTGTGGCTAAGCTGGTTAAGGCGCGAAATTGTTACTTTCGAGATCAGAGGTTCGAATCCTCTCACCGCCGTGTTTCTTAGAATGATGTGATTCATTGTAAAAAACAGTGTGTGCGAAGTGTCTCCACAATATAAAAGAAAACATCATATACTTACACATCATGTCATTGTATAAAACGTCTACGAAATATAAGCATTTTTACAGTCTACCATACATAGATCGTTTCATCGTAGAAGGAGAGAAATTATATCAGTATATGCTGGAACATTTTGATAGTATGTTTAACAAAGACCATACACTTATTTTTGTAGACATACGATATTTCTCAGATTCATGTCGAGACCATGTGAAAGAAGTAACAGACACGTGTGGAGATGATATCATACGTGCATACAGTATATGGCTCTTACAAGAAAAAGAGAATGGGTTGTTTGATAAAGAAAATTGGCAGATCTATCGCAATCGCGATGAGATAACGGATATGTATCTTGGATATCGTATCTTATTTGTTTATCAACAGTATTATTTCCAAGTATCATATGATTCCTACTTTTTCGTATTAGGATTATACGGATGGAAAGACGATTCATGTGAAGCATTGCAGCCTGATCGTCGATCTATTATTTTATCAGATCATATCATGCCTGAGCGTGACTGGTATTATAGTGCCTAATATGGAGGCGCGAGCGCCCCCATACCCCCTTCCATAGGAGCTGACTTGTATTTTCTCTTCCATAGGAGACGATACGATATCGTGTCCTCTCCTATGGAGAGGGGTGTGTTTGTGAAGCACGCGCTTGCGTCTCCACAGAGGGGTGTGGGTTTGCGAAGCGTGCGCAGTGTCCCCACATCAAACAGAATAATACAACCGCTTCAGCCCATATTTCTTAATGCATTTCTCCACATGACACCGACATCCATGGCACGGCTCCGAATTCACCAGTTGTTCCGTTCCTCGCGACATCCGAATGACAATCATCGTAGCCCCCATGAGCTTCGTATGGCCCACGTGTTTAATCACGGCCCGTTCCGCATGGATCGTTCGCTCATCATATCCACAGCCTCTCGCACGTGACCCCAGCTGATTCGTGGCGACCCCCAGCACCTTCCCTCGTTTAATAATAAAGGCCACATGGGTATTTCTCATATTCGTTTTCATACGACAGGATGCCATACAAACATGCTCTTGAATCAAGTGACTCACGTTCTCTTTATTCACGCGCATTTTCCTTTGTCTCTGCCTACTTATTGATACAAGGTGATGAACCTTTACATAGTCCTTACGGTTCACATGGTCCTTACGGTTCACATGGTCCTTACGGTTCACATGGTCCTTATTGTCATATTATTGTGGCATGATCACCGTATTCTGAGCATCAGGAAGAGTGAACTCCGCGGGGTTCGGGCCGAGCTGGGGTTGAATCACGGGAGAGGAATCAACACTCTTGGAATAAGGCTGTGATGATTCGGGGATCAGGATCGGGTGGGAGTCTGGGGGAAAGCGGGGAAGCAAAGACGGTCCGCGGGCCGATAGTGGGATGGTGTCTCCACGAAAGAGAGGGTTTGTGGAGAAAGAGTGCAAAGTGCGTGCCTCCATGGGAGAGGGGTGTGGGGACGCGAAGTGTCCCCGCCTTTGAATACGACTTTCAAACGTAGATCGATGAACGGATTGACCGAGTGGAGCGAGTAAGGTAGGCGAAAGGGCGCGCTTCTCCGCATCCAGTTCCTCATGAATCTTCCGCTGACGCTCCTCCATCACCCGTTGCACTTCCTCTTCCTTGCGTTTCTCCTCCTCTTTCTGCATAGTGATTTCCTCCTCCAATTGCCTCTTTCGCGCATCCAACTCCTCTGCCATACGCGCATGGATCTGTGTGGCAATCTGATCTTGGATATTGGGAGACAGCAGTTCCGCCAGCGTATTCTTTCGTTGTCTGAGAAGGAGCGCAGCATCCACCGCGACCTGTTTTAAACGCGTCTCCGAACTCTCATACACCCGCGTATGCTCCAGGGCACCACAGATATCGGGCTTCTTGAGCTCTTTGATGGAGCCGAATCGGAATTCAAACAACTGAATGGCCTGCGGGGGGATCGGAGGAGACTGTTCAATCAGGCGGTCCAGATCAGAACGGCACACCTTTAAAAAGTCCATGGAGTCCATGCGTTCATCAGGATGAAGGGAGAGCTCCACCGCAATCAGACGCTGAAACTTTCCCCACGCGATGGAGGCGACGCGGTTGGATTCTTCTAGTTGCGGATAGCGCAAGTAGTTATTGATCGTGGTGAGAAGTCCTGCAAAGAGAGACACGCCTCCAATGGCGAAACTGGCGAGCTTCTTCGTCGTATCGTCTGAAAAAATGGACTGGATACCAAAGTTGGCGGTGCCTCCTAGCGTAGAGAGGACAATCACGGGAATATTAATCCATAGCGTCTTATTGTGATAAATCTTTTCACTATGATCGTGGAGCCACCGATAGCACATTGCAATGTCGCTCCATTCGGACATGAGGCGCTCTTGCTCTGTGGTCCAGCCATTGAGAAATTTTCTTTCTCTGCCTGTGTCTGTGTCTGCGTCTTGTTCTTGCTCCTGCTTTTTGTCTTGGCCTTTTTTTGGGGGTTCCATCTACTCCCTCCAATATTATTTTACGCGTTCTGAGGGCGTAGATCCAGGGTGACATTCGAGTTATATTCAAGGACACTATCTGCCATGTCTAAGAAGTCACGGAGGAGTGGTGTATAGCGATGATTGCATGGAATCCTTTTCCAATTGATCCGATTCACGATCTCAACAACGGTATGCCCGTGTGTGTCTGGAAACGCACGATACCATCTTTTGAGATAATGATCAATACGTTCTTCTATCTTCTTGGAATTCTTACCGATTCGGGCCTCATGCCTGTAAAACATCTCATGGACAAAGTCATCCCAGTTCTCATGGCGCAGGGCGTCATTGATTTCTTTATCCTCGGCATGGGTAGGTGATAGAAACCCCATACGATTATACCATGTTTCTCCATGTTGAAGGATGGACAGTGTATAGAGAGGGAAGTCACATCGGATCAAACTGGCATCATGTAGTTCGATGGTATGAAGGGATAAGGCTCGTCCGATTGCGATGATTCGTTGGAGAATCTCTGTTCCACTTATCTTAGAGCACCGTCTCAGATAACGGAGAACCATATTTTTGTCTGTGATATGAAAGTTGATATTGTTGGGATCTGGAATGGCATTTTCATTGGCATTTGCAGCGGCAGCAGGACACGTAAGAAAAACACGTCCTTTGTCCACACGGATCCCTTCTGAAAATTCTGGAAAATAGTGTTGGACGAGGGCTCGAATCTCCTCATCTGTCGGTTGAGTTCCTCCGCACTGCCTTTTGGTATAGGCCCGTCTTGTTCGTCTTGTCCGTCTTGTTCGTCTTCGGGCCATCTACGAAGGGCGTTTCTTTTTGCTCTGGAGCCCCAGTTGATACAGCGCGGCCACCTCCTTTTCCGTCAGCGCGGCGGGATCCACCCCTTTCGGAAGAGACACATACTGTTTCTTCTGAACGGAGGTCTTCATGATATAAGGCCCATAGGGTCCATTTCGAATCACATAGGACGCAAACGTAGCGAGCACCGCGCTTCCGCCTGCCTCCTTCGCCTCCAAGCGAGCCTGAAGAGCCTCGAGAGACTCCCCTTGGACAAGAGAGACTGACACCGTGCCCCATTGAACATACTCTCCAAACTTGCCCTTTTTGCGGATCATCGGTGTTCCTTTCCATTCTCCCAACTCTTCTCCTATTTTCTCTTCTTGGTGAGATTTGACAAACGCATGTGCCTCTTCGTCCGTCAGAGAATCCCATGTGGCCTTCTTCGGCCATCCATAGAAGACCGTGTCTCCTTTTGTGCCCTCTTTCAGTAAGAGAGGTCCCTTCTTGGTTTGAACAGCCAGAAGACCCTCTGAAAAGGTGCGACGCTTCTCGGATTGTCCTTGTTGTTGGCCCAAAGGGCCTTGTTGGCCCAAAGAGCCTTGTTGGCCTTGCAGAAGGCCTTCATACCGGTCCTGATACGATCGCCATGTGTCAGCAAGGAGCATCGCCACCTCTTCCGTTCCTTCCGCAATCGCATCCAGTCGTCGTTCCATGCGAGCCGTAAACGCATACGCAAAGAGGTCCTCCATGTGCGTTAAGAGGAAGTGAAGCACAGCCCGTCCCAACGGCGTGGGAACCATTTTCTTTTTCTCGGCCCCCACCTGCCTGACCAATGCTGTAACCGTCGGCGGCCACTGGTGCGGAACAAGGGACCATTCTTTGACGGGAACGGGGCGCGGAGGGAGATCCACACACTCCACATATTTCTTCTCTTGGATGATGGAGAGAAGCGAGGCAAACGTGGAGGGTCGACCGATCCCATGCGTTTCCAGGGCCCTCACCAATTGCGCCTCCGTGTAGCGTCCTTGTGCCTTGGTCTCTTTGGGCTCGGCCTTCATCATCGTCCATTCCAATCGGTCTCCTGGGACAAGCCTTGGAGTGTCCTTTTCCTCCTTTGCTTTCTCATCCTCTTCGTCCAGATTCGCCACCTGACCGATCCGCTTCCATCCTTCGTGGATCGTTCGTCTCCATGATGTGCTCCATCGGAACTCCTCGTCGATGCGACATGTCATATGATCAGTCTCGCCTCTCGCAGAAGACATCACAGACTGAACGGTCCGCTGCCAGATCAGGCGATAGATCTTTTGCTCTTGTGCATCCTTTCCTGCCTGAAGAGTCGTGATGTGGGTGGGACGAATGGCCTCATGAGCGGAGACACACTGCCCACCTTTGGCGGGCGTGTCCACAAGGCTCGCAGCCTCTGCGAGACTGCTTTGCCCGCACCCCTCTCTTTTTGCGCCCCCTGATGCGGCCTTTAGGCCCGCTGATGAGACCTTTAAGTCCCCTGCTGCGACGCTTTCTTTCCATGGGAGAGGGGTGTGGGGAAACGAAGTGTCCCCACTGAGGTAGGTGGGCCCCACGTTTGTAGTGACCCATTCTCGCGCCTCTTGCTTGACATCCTCGGACAAGACCGCCTGATCCGTTCGCATATAGGTGATATGCCCCGCTTCATAGAGCGATTGGGCGATGCGCATGGTGCTTTGCGGATTCATATGAAAGAGGGCACTGGCCTGTTGCTGAAGGGTGCTCGTCATCAGGGGATCAGGAGCGGACTCTGTCCATGGTTTCGTGGCCGTGTGGAGAACCGTCGCATGTGGAGTGGCATGGACAAGCTCCAGATAATTCTGTGCGGACTCCTCGTCTTCCAGTTCATCGTCCATGGTCATGCCAAAGCAAGAGGCAGAGGAAGAGGCCAGAGGGCGCATCATAGCCGTCAGTTTCCAGCTAGAGGATGCCTGAAACGACTGGATCGCATCCTCTCGTTCCACCACCAGACGCAGTGCAGGGGTTTGACAGCGCCCTGCGGAGAGGGAGGGAGCCACATACTTCCACAAGAGGGGGCTCATTGTAAACCCGATCATCATGTCTAGCATCGCCCTCGCCTGTTGCGCATGAACACGATTCATGTCCATGTGTCGTGGATGGTGAATGGCGTGCTGAATGGCCGCCTCGGTGATTTCATGGAACACGGCGCGCTTGACCGTCTTGGGATTCAGTTTTAAAAGGAGGCAGACCGAATACGCAATGAATTCTCCCTCCCGATCATCGTCCGCTGCCACATAGATCTCGGTGGCGTCCTTGGCCGCCTCTTTCAGCGCCTTGATCGTCGTCGACTTCTCTTTGATCCATTCATACGTCGGCTCGAATTCACGAGTGATCCCCACTGAATCCAGGGCAGGAACGAGCGCTCGAAGATGTCCCATGGACGCCATGACACGCCATCCGTGCCCGAGATACCCCTGAATCGTCTTACACTTCCCTGGCGATTCGACGATGACGAGGGACATGTTTCTACTGTTTCTACTGTTTCTACCATTTGTAAAAGGCTCAATTTTTTGGACATGATCTAAGAAAGCATCTCTTTTACTAGTAGATGGCACGGGTGAACGCATCCAGTGGTCAGGGCGCCCTCTTTGAACTCGTGGCACGTGGGGTGAAAGATCGGTATTTTGTGAAGGATGCCCCAGAGAGCATCTTTGTTCATGATCCGCGTTATTCCTCCTCCGTTCCCCATCTGGCCGAACGGCGCACCGCAGTCCCTCTGAACGGCACCGCCTTTGGAACCACCTTTGAAGTGGAGATTGATCGCTATGCCGACATCATGACGGAATGCGCGCTGGACGTCACTCTGCCCTCCTGGTTTCCTCCTCTTCCCACGGCGGTAGGGGGCATGCCCATGGATCCCGAGGTCGCTAACGGGCTCTATCCCATTACGACCCAGACGGGCGAGGTGTCCTATGGATACGTGAATGGAGTCGGCTATTATCTCTTTGAGCGCATCCAATTCTACCAGGACCAATTCTTGATTCAAGAGTGGAGCGGAGACGGTCTCCTTGCGAAACAGCATACCGAAGGGTCACGAAACAGCCGTTTTCTCGCCTTGGAAAAAGGGGGGTGGCGAGAGACCCTCAATGGCCAAGGGGTATACCGTGGGATCCAGTTGCGTGCCACCCCTGGTGCCCTTCGCATCTACCTTCCCCTCCCTGGGATGCAGTGTCCAGGCGATGGAGGATTCCCTTTGACCGCCATGCCCTGGCAGACCCTTCGCCTTCGGATTACTCTTCGGAATCTAGAAGATCTCGTTGTTTGTAGTGATGACACGGTTCATAAACCCACTCCATGGAATGTCCCCGCCTTTCAGTATCTGTTTCCCAACGGGACACCCTATGTGTTTGCGCCACTCGGTCGTGTGCAGATCGGCACTCCCACCGTCTTGCTGTCCACTGTTCAGCGCTATGTCTCCCCTGAGATTCAGGAGGCGCTTCGAACGCAACCCTTGACCATCCCCTTTCGGCGTATGTTTGAAAATCAGTTCTCTTTTGGAGAATTGGATTTCATCTCTTTGGATAAAGGGGGCACCTCTGCGGTCACACGAACCCTGGAGGGGCGCCATCCGACCGAACGCCTCTTCTGGTTTTTCCGATCATCCAATGCGCTTCGTCAAAACCGTCTGGATGACTTTCAGAACGATTATTTTGACGATCATGCGCCCACCGCGGCACAGCCCGAAACGGAACCGCCTGGTCGCTTTTATTATCGGCTGAAACTGATCATTGCGGGAAAGGACCGAGAACATGTGCTAGAACCCTCCGTGTGGGAACAGATCGCGGTGTTGGCCAGTTCCGAGAATGCACCAGGGCGCTCCATCGGTGTCATGGAATGGTCCACGGGAGATGGATTTGGTGCCGTGTATCCGATCGAGCGACAGCCCGAGGGATCGGTTAATCTTAGCACCGCGGATCGCCCCACCCTTTATCTGGAACTCGCCAATATTCGGAGCAACCCCTTTCTGGCTCAACGGAAATGTGAAATGCGAGTCTTTACAGAGGGATGGAACGTCTATGAAGTGAAGGAGGGACGCGGGCGTGTGATGTTTGCTTCATAGTGTCGCTTTGTATTCTATCATCCCATGAACGGTTCATGAGAGGATAGCATAATGGCGTATGGTGTATTATGGTGTCTTATGCCTTCTTGAAGCCCCCTCGCATCCAATCAATGACCTTTGTCGTATCCGAGCTCTGAAAGATCGGCTGTGGAGATCCATTCACAATCGCAAGAAAGGCAGGGATGCTCTTCACCCCGCAATAACCTGGTGTATAATCGTTCTCATCCAGATCACAATAATACCATGTGATCTGCGGGCTGAGATCCAAGAGGGCCTTTGTATCCAGTCGCTGACACGGACCGCACCAATTTGCACCAAAACGAATCATCACAATGGGGTCATGCGGTTCATTCTTTTTGATTAGACTCTCGAAAAACTCCTGGCTCGGGAGGGGAGTCATCTCGTTGTGAGACATGACGATTACGAGTTCGGAGAAAGGTGGCAATGAATCCTGAACAGGCAGCGATCAGGAGGGTTCCTAGGAGAACATAGGATGACGTGTTTAGGTCTTGGGCACCACCCGATTGGAGTGCTGCCTTTGCGCTCTGTACCGATTCGCCAAGGGCTCCATCGGTTGACAGAGCGCTCTTTGCGCTCTGTACCGATTCAGGAGTGACGCTAGAATACAGAGACGTCGCAGGAAGAAACGACCCTGCCTGAGACAGCGCATCGATTGCCCCTGTCACCTTCGTTGCAATGTCGCTCGATTTGTCTACCACTGCTTTCCCTAGGATCATCGTATTGTCCACCGTTTGAAGTCCCGTCGTCACCGTCTCGCCCACCGTCTTGATACCCATCTGAACCGTATCCGTCACGGGCTTGAGTATGATTTCCGCAGGGCCCCGCACCGTATCCAGAATCCGCATAATGATACGGGTAAAGAATCCTGAGGCCTCATCCTCCGTGGACTCTCCAGGCGCTCCAAAGAAGTCCTTGTATCTGGATGTTACATTCTTGGTGTAGAAAAAGAACGTAAACAGTTTGTAAGCCCATTGTCCGAAAGAGATGGGAATACCAATGATAGAGATCAGTGAAATCAACCGAATGAGACCCGTTTGTTTCTCCCCCACGAGGAAAGAGTCCAGTCCAAAGCTCCCTCCAAAAATCAGCGCCAACGCATACAGAAAGAAGTTCAAGTGCTTTTTACTCGGCGTGTCGCTCGACAGGACGCCCGCAGCAATGCCCTTGGGACCGAGACCTGGCACACCCAGACCATAGAGTTTCACCACATCACTATTAAAGATTGCCTGAGCCGCATCATAAAACCACCAGACACCGAAGAATAACATGTTGACGACACATTTCGCGAGAAACGTCAAAGGGGAACGAAGATACAGATGATCGAGGCCGATCGCACCTCCAAGAACGGACAGACCAAGGAAGACGTGATAGGAAAGAGCATCCGTCTTGGCGCCATTGACGCTATTGGCGTCGGCATTGCTGTTTTTTTCCTCTTCCCGCCAATATTTCAGCTGGGACACCTCCGTGCTCATTACTGTGACAAGAGGTCTTTTTTGTCTCTTTCCTCACGACACGTTGGCACACGCGTTTATCGTGTTGGATGCATTAGATCGTAAAGAGGAGTCCTCCAAATCCATTGATCACACGAAACACGTTATAATTGTGTGCATAGATACGGATCTGACAGGGACCACGCTGTTGCCACGCAGGCATGAGCGGATTGGTCAATATGGGGTTCATCTCCATCTGCCATACAATGCTATCAATGCGACTTGCGTTCATCGTTCCTGTTGGCTGGATGTCTTCCGGTCGCAATGCAAAGCAATAATTGTAAATGAAGGAGTTGACCGGAGTGGTGGTATGGTGATCGTAGGGTTGCTGAAGACGGAAGTATTCAGGACTGCGCTCCATGAACCGATCATATCCGTCCAATTGAAGCTTCGCGGTGGAAATCAGATCCAAACGGTCGGACGGTGAATTGCTGTTCACAAATGGCAGAACAAGTGCAGGGGTCTGTTCGCCCTTTGCCAAATTGCTATAATTGAACCATTCATTTCGGGAGGCCATGGTGTCTCGCTGCACTACGAAAATGAACTCCTTGATGGGGTGATTGAACTCCACATGAACCGTTGCCGTATTCTGTTGGGCCGTCAAAGAGTGAGGGGGGGTATACTGGACTTGCTCAATCAAATACTCATGGGTCTTGCTCACAAACGCACGGCGCTCCTCCGTATCCAGATAGACAAAATCGCCCCACAACTGGATGCTCGTCAGATGCCGTGTGCAGTCCACAGGGGTCGAGCACGCAGGATTCCATGCCTCTTGGGTGGCAGGAGGTTGTGGAGGGGACACCCAAAACAGTTCCGAAAGGGGTCGGAGCGTAACCGTAATGCGCACGGGGCTATACTGAAGCGCCAAGAGGGGCAGATAGAGTCCTGGGTTATTACAGAAATAGAACTGAAGCGGAATGAGAAGCCGAATCTGACCCGATGCCCCTGCGGAAATGCTCTCTGCGACGTTGTATAGCTCCGTGCGCCCAATCAACTGATTCAGGGCCTGCCGTTGGGAGAGCGAGGTGGTCAACTGGGTCCAGATTTCCATCCATTCGCCCGTCTGTTTATCAATCTCTTGTTCACCGACTTCAAATGTGATCTCTCGAATCAATGCATGCCCAATCGAGCTTGTATAGGCCAGGGGGTTGCCATTGACGTCATTGATGGGTGGGAGAACCACTTCCATGTAGACACGTCCTAGGAGATCACCGCGGCGAGGAATGAGACAAGTGATGCGCTGACCAAAATCGGGGGTGCCGTCAAAATACATGGGCTGAGATTCTACCGCAAAATTCGTATGACGCCGATAGACCATTTTGAAAAAACTGATTTGCGGGTTTCCCGTCAGGAATAAATCCTGCTTGCCGGTCGCCACCAGTTGTAATAGCCCTCCACCTGCTGGCATTCTGTTGAATATTCCGGATATTAAATATGGCCTATCATGAACACGAGAGACGCGCCTACAACGTGGCACATTTCATTCTTGTCTGATGCTAGAGATGAGTCTATCGAGTGGGGTGGTCTCTGTCAACAGTGGTCCTTTGATCGTTCGGACTTATAACGATGACTCTCGTTACAATACCTACCTCCTCGGTCCCTATGACGACCCGATTGAACAGAATCGTGTGCTGGTTACGGGTCTCAACGGCGAATTGACTCCCTCCGATTCCATCCATGTCTCTTCGGCTACCTTTACGAATGTCTATACCGATACGATTACGATTACATCCACCTATGCCGTTCAAGACTTTCAAATTAATGCACTCACGCCAGGTCGCGCCGTTGTCAGTAACGAGTTAAACTATCTCTCCTCTTCCCACGCGTCTTCTGCCGAACTAAACTACTTGGTGGGAACGACGAGCCACCTTCAGCCTCAGATCAACGCTCGGGCCTATTTGTCAGGTGGAAATGCCTTTAACGGGTCGGGCTTTAATACCTTTACGAGTTCGGTGGGAATCGGCACCACGATGCCAAGGGCACGTCTTCATGTTGTCTCTTCTACGAGCATTACCAACGGTCTTCTCGTGGTCAGCAACTCCATGCCGGCCGATGCTGCGTCCAAGACGCTCTTGACTGGTCTGTCCTATGCCACACTCATGCCTACGATGTATGGCACAAGTCTGTATGTGTATGGCACATCTGGCACGGTGCCGTTTCGGTCCATTCTGGGTGCCAGCACCTATTTTACGGGACAGCACGCCAATCAACCTGTGGAGAACGAGATGTCGCTCAAGGACAATGTGGCGAAGTATGTGGGGCTCATTGTGAGTTCGGCGGACAAGGGATACTATTCGATTAATCCTGTGACGGGCGAGGTGACAACGGGCCGAGATGCCATTACGATTACCGAGGCGCTCCCCTATATCCAGTTGACGACGAAGGATATGGACAAGGCGGTATGGGGCGTTCTCACGAACGTGAAAAACGATGCCTATAATACCGATGGGACGGTCTCGTGCGATGATACGACCGAGTGGGGAGATCGTCTGAATACGATGGTGCGTGTGAATGGCTTGGGAGAAGGAGCGGTGTGGGTGACGGATGTCGCAGGGCCCATTGAGAATGGCGATTTTATTTGTTCGAGTGCGGTTCCTGGCTATGGGCGACGACAGGATGATGATGTGCTTCACAATTATACAGTGGCGAAGGCGACGATGTCGTGTGCATTCGATCTAGAGAGCACGGCCTATCAGTGTGTGGAGATTACGCATGAGGGGGTGACGTATAAGGCGGCGTTTGTGGGGTGCTCGTATCATTGCAGCTAAGTGGGGGCACTGCGTGCCCCCACACCCCTATGGAGGCATTCTGCCCCCATACCCCCTTCCATAGGAGAGGGCGTGTATTTACTTAATCTCCTAGGGAGAGGGGTATGGGGACTCTAAAGAGTTCGCGTTCTGCGAACGCTTTACGCTTGCGTCTCCATTTACGACTTCTAGAACGATCTTCATCGTATCCTTTTTCCTTTTCAGCGGTTGATAGGAAACAATCTTTTTAATCTGATACGAACGAATCATCTGTCCAATCGATAAATAAGGCCCGCCATCAGGATCAATAGAGGTCATATGATCAGGGTGACCCCCAAAAGAACAATACAACACATCATGACAAATGACTTCGATTTGATGTGGAGTAATCACTTTGTATTCTCGTAGGGTTTGATAACGACTCTGCTCTACCCAGTGGGGACACTTCGTTTCACTGGTAGAAAATCTGCGATTTTCTTTCACCCCACACCCCTCTTCCGTGGAAAGGAGTGACATCGTCGTATTCTTTATAAGTAGTCTATTTGTTATATACCTCTTCGCTTTATATGGGGTGCTCCATACTCCATATGATATTGGAAAATACACGTCCGCTTCGCGGGAGAGGGGTGTGGGTTTCCCGCCAAAGGCGGGCAGTGTCTCCACTCTAAAGAACAACCACAGGAATCAGACACGTTTTCACTCCAATCTGAATCACCATCGAGTTCGTGTATCCTGTATTGAGTGTCGTAAGATACCCAGGAAGCATCACCAAACTCGAAAAGTAAAGCGTGCTTACCGTCGCAAGAGTGCTGACTGCAAGTGTGCTGATAAATACATTATCAGCCGTGAGCGTGCTTGCTGTCAGTGTAGAGATTCCCATCGTGCTGACCGTGGCATTGATCGTTGATAGGGTGCTCGTATTGATGGTTGATTTTGCAATGAGAGGGCTTGTCGTCAGAGTGCTGACCGCAAGTGTGCTGATGAATACATTATCGGCCGTGAGGGTGCTCACTGTCAGTGTAGAGATTCCCATCGTGCTGACCGTGGCATTGATCGTTGTCAAGGTGCTTGTATCGATGGTTGATTTTGCAATGAGCGTGCTTACCGTAGTGACGCTTCCTAGAATCGTGCTGACCGTCAACGTGCTAACGTCAAGCGTGCTCAAAAATCCACGAACCCCAATGATGCTACTCGTTGTGATCGTAGAGTTCACCGTGAGCGTCGAGGTGTTCGTAAGCGTGCTCACTGTAAGCGTGCTGATGATCACATTTCTTGTGAGGATCGTGCTTGCCGTCAGCGTGCTGATAAATCCATTGATCGTAATGAGCGTGCTTGTAGTTGTCGTGGAGTTCGTAATGGTAGAATTGAATGTGCCACGCAGAACCGTAACGGTGCTTCCATTAAATTGACGGCCATTCACGACGTCCGTTGCAATGCTAGAGAGCGTGCTGACCGCAAGTGTGCTGATCACCACATTGTCTGCTGTGACGGTGCTCACTGTTAGTGTAGAGATGTCCATCGTGCTGACCGTGGCATTGATCGTTGTGAATGTGCTTGTATCGATCGTTGATTTTGCAAAGAGAGTGCTGATCGTCAAGGACGCCAATGAGATTACAGAAACAGAGAAGTTGGTCGCGCTCAATGTGTCGAATGTGGCATTGGTGCCTGTGACCGTGCTCAGTGTGAGGGTAGACAGGACCGTCATCCCGTTGGTAGAGAGAGTGCTGATATTGGCAAGCCCTCCTGTAAGAGTGCTGGCACTGAATGTGCTCGTTGTCAGACTGCTGATGCCCGCATTGTTACCTACCAAGGTGCTGGCCGTGAGGGTGCTAATCGTGGCAGTCGTTGTGATGAGATTGGGAAGGCTGAGTGTGCTGGTCGTCAGTGTGCTAAAGATTCCGTTGGTGCCCGTCAGGGTGCTAATGGTAAAGGTACTAGCGGTACCGTCAGACGTTTGAAACGCAGTTGTATACGTGCTGATCGTGCTCACACTATTGGCAAGGAGAGAGCTCGTCGTAAGAGAACTAAAGATACCTCCCGATCCTCGAAAGGCCCCGACGGCTAGATTCGTCGTGCTCAGGGTGGACACAGCAAGCACATTGCTCACAGACGTAAAGGGGGCAGTGATTCGAATGGTCGAGCCCGACGTAATCGACATCGCATTGACACTCGAGAGAAAGAGCGTATTCAGAGAAGTCAATTGAAGGATCGTGCCTGTCATATGAATTCGCTGATCGGGATCCAACACGGAATTAATAGGAGTAATCGTGCTAATCGTCAACGTAAACGTATTCAAATCAATGACGGCTGCGAGACTCGCGACAATAGAGGAAATAATAGAAGAAATGTCAGCGACCACGTCATTCTTCGCATACGCCGCGAGAGAGGGGAAGTTGTAGGGCGAAATCAGAAAGGGGTTCGAATTATTGGAGAGAAACAGGTTTGCATTCTGCTTCTTTGTATTCTCACGATCCTGATAGACTTCCGAATCATGATAGTGGGCGGAATCGTGATCCATTACTGATCCTTTCTTCTGCCCCCTTTAGATCTCATATAAAGAAAATCCAAACCATGGAGATAGAATGAGTCGGCCCCTTGCGGACTATACTCCTTATGAATCCGATGAAGATACAGGGGATGAGAAGACAGAGGAGGAGACGGGCACAGAGGACGAGTCAGGAGAGGATGAGTATGTGGCCGAAGAGGATCCCAATGAACTTCGTCGGATTCGACAGGCGCGTGATGCACGATATGCGCTCATTCGGGCCCCTGCCGATGGCCCTCTTCTCACCGATGAACCTCTTCCTTCGATCCAGCGCACTCTCAGGAGCAACATCATCAATACCCCCACGGGCGCGGTCATGACAGGTGCGCCAGGTGTCGTTGACCCTGTCACAGGGGCCATCAAAAACGTGACGGTGGATCCGAAAGAGGTGGCGACGGCCGCGCACATGCAAGCCATGTCAAAATCCATGAATCTCTCTCAGCAGGCTCGCACTGGACGCGGGTCTCTTGCGAATGCCCCCTTCTTCATGGACAAGAGCATGGCGACCACAAAGGACATGGTCTATCTGGACCCCCCTAAAACGACCAAAACGAGCCTGTTCAGTCTCAAATCGTCCAATCGTGACAAAAAGTCTTTTCCCACCCCTTACAACTTTCAGATCAAGCTCCCTCGCGTCTATAAAAACGTCACGAAGTTTCAGCTCGTGCAATTGTCCTTCCCCAACAGTGCCGCGAATCTGTCCCAGACCGCCATCTTTACGAGTTCTCTCGTCAGTGCCCTGTTGGAAAAGGGGATTCCCTCTACGTGTATCAGCTCCTGTATTGGTGTCATGAACTGCACGACGCAAGCAAATACCTTAGGAATGATCGAAGCTGGTCGTGTGAACGATGTCGGCGATCCCCTTTTGGTGACCCTGTCTCTTTCCGATGGCACCTACAACAACAAACAGATTGCCCAGGAGCTGACTGCGAAGGCGAATCGCACTCCACCGTTTAATATCATTACATATGATGCCTTTCGTGACGTCTTTATGAATACACGGGATGTGTTGGTTCTGTTTAATGAACCTGGCGACTCCTTTGAATCGGATGCGACCCTGCGCCGACTTGGCACGCACACCAAAGAGGACATCATGAACACCTACTATTCCCAACAGCATGTCGATTCCTTTTCGGTGATCACAGAGACCATCGCGTTCAATGCGTATTACTACCCCGTTCTAAAGGAGGCACTTGCGACGCAACGGGCACTTCCCTTTCTTCAGGTGGATCCCTCCACCACATTTGACGAGGTCTATCAACAGGTCATGGGGGCGTTTTTAGGGCTGGACAGCGTTGTCTATGAACAGGTGTGTCGCCTCAATCAGGGCGCGCTCGATGTCTATCGCCGTCATCTGACCTTTGAACTTCGGAATGTCAACAAATACATCTGGTCCTACAACGAATCCGATCGACGCTTTCGATCTGTTCACGATACGCTTCACCCCTCGCTTCAACGGGAATTTAAACGGAAACATGCTGACATCGTGGCGCAACAATTGGCCACTCATGATCTCCAGTCGCACTCCATTCCGCTTCTCAAAAAAAATGCGATTGGCTATGCTTCCATCTATAAACACTTGGAGCTGAATCTGAGCACGGTGCTGAGCCACTATCACATGGTATCAGGGTATCGCTACCAGGGCGGCATAGAGCATACCGCTACAGAATCCACCTTTCGTGCATCGGATCTTCATGCGGATGAGGCGTTTACGACTATGTTTGCCTATCAGAGCACGATCGGGCGCATCTATGGAAACTATGGAGGGATGGGGATGACCTTTACAAACTTTCTGGACTATCACAGTTCCCTGTCAGGCTACTATGATCTTCATCAGTCCGTGACGCAAACGTTGTCCTCTTTCCATGGGCATGTTCAGGCGGACTATCATGACTACGTTTCCACGAAATACACGGGTATCCTACCCGATCAAACCATCCAAACGCAGTCCTATACCATCCAACAGAGTCTTCCTGTCTCCTTTGTCACCAATCAGTCCCTGTATCTTCCTGGGCAATCGGTGAGAGGTCTCGCACAGGCTACTCCCGAGGACTGTCAGGCCATCTGCTGTGCTGTCATTCAGGATCTCGTCAATTCATGGTATTCCTGTCTTCCCGTCGATACTGCCATTCGTGGGCTGAATTATCGTATGGGGCTCATGAATAATACGCTCGGTCATTTTAATCTCCTTAGCTCCATTGCAGACATTACCTCCACGGGGAACACGAACTTCTTCATCCAGATGAACACTGAATTTGGGTTCAACAACATGGACATTGCCATGAAAGAGGACTACGCGGTCTCCAATGAAACGACGGGTCAGGTCAAACTCATGGCTGCCAAAATCCTAATGGGCGCCGTCGGTGATACGGGTCTTTCTCAAACCGTCATTCAGAATCCCGTGGTGTTGGATGTGCCTCTGGGGAAACTGGACCATCTGGATTTTAAAATCTATTACGACGACGACCAACTCACGCCCGCCTGGCAGTATCTCCCTTTTACACTGGCCATCAATGAATGGGATGCAACCTTTCAAATTGATGAGGAGGTTAGCTTTGCCAACCGCGAAACAGGATGGGGCCAACTTCCTACGATCCCCATTCCCAACGATCCGCGACGCATAGCCTACCTGGGTCTCACGTCCAAAGATAATCCAAATAATAATAAAGTATAATAATAAGACATAATACGATGAGCCAGCCCTCACCCTTTGTGAGCGCCTATCCGTTTCCTACCGTGGAGGGAAATCTGTTTCCTCCCGTGTGCCTGACGTCTCATTGGGATCCGACAAAAATGCTCCGTCATATTCTTCCTACCCGTCATGTCACATTGCCTGAGGACTTTCGACCCCTTGTGAAGGTCTGTATGGAATACAAAACGAGTGCGCCAACCCGAGAGGCACCTCTCCCTCCTTCAGACATGGTGTTTCCCATGGGAGGAGGGGTCTATCCGCCCGGTCGCTACTCCGCCGCTATCGATCAGGAGTCGGTTCTGCGCACCCTGGATCAACGTCTGGATCGGGCATGTGTGACGAGTCAGTATATTCCTTCTGAGGGGAGCAACCTATACAATGCGGGTAGCACATTGCCTGATCGCAAAGCCATCACGAACCAGTTCGTTTCGGAGTTGTCTATGCCCCAGGCGCTTCTTCGCAACGACGGGATGACGTGTCGTTCCGCCAATGACACCGCCTACTTTGAGCGAAGCGGTCGTCTGTTTCACAACCCCACCAAACAGGATCGCTATGGTGCACAGACCTTTTATGCGAAACGCGGTGGACTACCACAGGGCGCACCCATGCCCCACGGCGGTGTGAATCAGATGCCCCCTACCTCTCAGTCACGTCGCTCTGTTCAGAGTGCCCCCGCCTTTTCCCAGCCTGGTGGAGAGACTCACGTGAAGGCGCCTCCTAAGAAAGTTACAAATTCAAGCGGTACTTCGTTTGTAGGTATTGCCACATCTGGCTCAGCTGCGCCCGTATGGTAGACGTGACCTTGTATTCATGAATCATTCCCGTCGCGAGATTAAGACATCCCATGCTCTCCAGGGAGCGATCGAACACCTCCTCATACACATATTGCTTCAGGAGCATTCGTATTTTGTCATCCGTTCTCGGGACAAACGTCGGGTCAAAAAAGAGATCATACGCGCCTTTTTCCGTCATCAATTCAAAGGATAACGGACGAAGACCATCCACCTCAAACATAAAATGAATGATGGGATTGTCCTGAGTGACATGGGGCATCAACCATCGCGGAACGGCGATCTCCAGTTGTTGGACAATGTCCTGTTGCTCTTTCAAGAGAAGATGGGGAAGCACGGTGGCATATTGATACAGAGGGATGTTTCGGCCCGTCGCAACGGATCGAATGGCCGCCATGCGCCACAGGTCTCCAATGATCACGTGTGAGGGTTGGGTGACATCCATCACCCGATGCCAACTCGCGAGAATCTCAGGACGCATCTCGGTGGGGACCGAGGAACGCACCCATCCAAACGTAAACTCGTTCAGATCAAATCCCGCATGACGAAGCGGTCTCAGTTGTCCGCGCAGTTTGGCAAGAATGAGCACGGCATGAGACATCTCTTCCACTGTCCATGTGAGGTGTCGTAGCTTCTGTGTGACATATTCCTGTAGCTGTGCATAGTCAATCGGTGGCATCGTGGGAGTGTGCTTCAAGAACAGATGCGCGAGCTGTTCCATTTCCACTTCATAGAGTTCCCAAAAGGGAATGTCCTCGCGATAAATACGGAGCGTCAGAAGTGTCTCGGAGATCGCGGGAGTGCGGAGTTCCTCCATGGTCTGGCGAATGCGCGCACACTCTCGAAGGGTCACCCAGCGCATCATTTCCGTCCATGTTTCGCGAACATCATGGGTGCGCACCCACTCGGGCATGATGAACTGCTGTCCAAATGGATAGATGGATTCGGTCTGAACCTGGGTCACTGCGGGCACCCACCCTTTCGCACGGAGCTCATTCCAGTCGGCGCCGTCCAGACCTCGGATCATGTCCTCCACGGACAAGAGGGGAACGGTCGCCTCTTGTGTGCTCAATTGAAAGGAGGCCACATTGTGGAAACGGAGGAACGGGCGGGGGATCTCACGGACAAATCGGCAGAGGGCTCGTTCTTGTCGCGAATAGGTCATATAGAGGCCTTTTTTGGCTCGTGTGACCGCCACGTAGAAAAGACGGCGCTCACATACGATCTCCTCATCGCTCTTACGGGAAGGGAAGATGTCATCATGAAGATTCATGAAGAAGACGATGTCCCATTCGAGCCCCTTGCTTCCGTGAATGCTGGCGAGGGTGATGGGAGAAGGCTGAGGAGGCTGTTGCGAAGCGTGAGGAGGTTGTTGGTGAGCCCGCTTGTCCTTCTCTTCATGGTGGAGCTCATAGGGCACCCGTTTGACATGAAATCGCTCTTCCAGACGGTAGAGATCGTGATTGTATCGCGAGAGGATCGCAATCGTGAGCGTGGGACATTGCCTCCGCAGACGAATGGCCGAGTTTACAATCCAATCGGTTTCATCCGACGACCGAAAAAAGAAATGGACCTCGGGCACGTGCCCCCCCTTCTGGTGCGCCATCATCTTCTCTTTGAACGGGAGCGTAGGGATGAATCGCATCACCGCATTCGCAATCGTCACAATCGATTCCATCGAGCGATAATTGCGACACAGTTGATAGTCCACCACCCGTTTTATCTTTTCATGGAACGTCAGGATGAAGTCCACTGAGGATCCCCGCCAGGTATAAATGTTTTGCGCATCATCTCCCACGATCGTCATGGTGGCCCACGGATGATAAAAGCAGGAGAGGAGTTTCCATTGAATGTCGTTGATGTCTTGGAATTCGTCCACGATAATGGTGCGAAAGCGACTAGCCCATGTCTTCCCTGGTTCGGTCTGAAGCCATGTAACGAGCCGATAAGGGAGCTCATCCATAAAGGGCTGGTCAGCGATGGACTGAGGGGCCTCTTCGCGGAGGATCTGGTGACTGATGGCGTGAAAGGTTCCCGCGTAGCGGGGGGCGGTCCCAATAAGGCGTTCTACGCGATGGATCATTTCTTGGGCGGCGGCGCGACTGAAGGTGAGAAGGAGGATTCGACTGGGATCCATGCCATATTCTTCCACGAGATAGGCAATCCGCGCGGTGATGGTCGTTGTTTTTCCTGATCCCGCGGAAGCCAGAATGCGCTGGTTTTCGGAGGACGGACTCGTTACGACACGATATTGCTCTTCGTTCAGGGCAACGGATCCATGGGAGAATTCCAATAGGTATTCGGTCATGATGCGTTCCGTTCAAAGAGGAGAGATCCTTCGTTCTAGGAAGAATGGACGTCCAAGCGATCCGCCAGGTGTGCCTTACTACCGCTACAGGTGTCACGGGTTTACGCTCTTTACAGTTTCAAAACCATCTCTACGGTTGTTTCATTGTCATGGAGGACATCGCGCAGGGGACGGTGGAACTGTCAGGGACGGTCCTTCGGACACCGACGTTTTCCTTTGATCTCGAGGCGCGATTCGATGAGATTGGCCTTCACTATGGGTTTATCATGGATACGCAGTTGCGATGGGGTGCAGAGAATGATAAGGAGTATCGTCGGTGCTGGGTGGAGGCCTTTCAGGCAACGGGGCGGGAGAAGAAGATTGAGACAGTGGATGGGATGGAGGATGTTCTGATTGAGTTGGTGACAGAGAAGATTCCTGCAGAGTCGTCCTTCTTTTCTCATGCGCTTCATACGGGCGTTCTCCCTCATGAATGGATCGATAAGGCCCTTGCGCTCCTTAGTCATTCTCCTGCTTCTCCTGCTTCTTCTGCTTCTCCTGCTTCTCCTGCTTCTGATCCAGAAGACACCTCTACGGTGTGGAATCATGCAAATATTGAAAAGACCTCCTTGAAACGACGACTCCGTTTTACGCGCCGTGCGCG